TGGCACGACTATTTCTTCGCTATTCCACAACGTAACGTGTGGATGCTTATCTAAATAATTCATCAATTTTAATTCCCAACCACTACGATATACTATATTAGTTGGATCGCCTTTATACTTTGTTGGGTTTCTTGGGCGAAATCTACCCTGATTATACTTTGCCATCTTATAGAACTCATATAAATAATTGTCATAGACTAACTTATTATTTATATAAAGGTAGAAAAATGGCTACATCTGATTCACTGCTAAGAACTCCACCATCTCAGCACATACAAAATAGGAAATCTAGATACAAAGGAAGCGATGTCTTGCAGTTTCCCGCAAATCTTGGCGCACACTGTACTCTTATGAGATTTTTTGAGTACACTTATGGGGGTGCGAAAGGTGCTGTCGAACTACCACTAGCAGAGGTTATACTACCTTTACCAAAACAAATTCAAGACTCATTTAAAGTTAACATCGCAGGTGATGAACTTGGATTAACTGGAGCAGGTGCCGCTCAAGTAGCCGCATCAGCAGGTAATAGTGAAGCACAGGGTGGAATTGGTTCTGCAATTAAAAACTTAGCATCAGCAACAGCACAAGCCGCAGAAAATGTTGGTGGAGCAGTTGGCTCTGCCGCTCTTGGTGATTTTTCTGCAATACAAGAAGGGCTTGGTAAGACAGCAGATGCCGCAGGATTTTTAACACTTGCGGGTCTTGGTAAAGTATCACCAGACTTAAAAAATGGTATTGGTGCAGGGCGAGGAACAGCAGTAAATCCATTTGCCACACTAGTATTTAAGGGTGTTGATCTCAAAGTACATTCACTTGAATGGTTATTATCACCAGAAAGCGAAGAAGAGCAACGAGAACTCAAGAAAATTATTCAAGTCATGCAACGTATGGTGTTACCTCAAGCACAAAATCCAATGGGCGAGAACAACGAATTTGGATTAACTGCTATCGATAAGGGTCTATTGAAGTATCCTGCGATGGTAAATATTTATCTTCAGGGTATTGATCAAGAATATTTCTTTAGATTTAAGACATCGATGATCTCACAATTAAATGTTGATTACACACCTAATGGTATTGCCCTACAAAAAGGTGGTAAACCAAGTCAAATTCGTATCACAATGACACTCAATGAAGCATATATTCATACTGCTGATGATTATTCTGACGAAACACTATCACTCGAAGCATCACCTGAGCGTATTGATAATAGTATTGAGGAAGAATCACTTGATAGACAAGTGCCAGCCACTGAAGTAAGACACGATGAGAATGCTAATTTCACTAATCTTCAGAACTCTGATGAAGTACTCGTAATTAAAAAGCTACCTGATGGAAGTTTAAGCGAGAAGGTTATGTTAAAATCTGAATTATTGGATAGCGGTGTCACACAGGCTGAACTGACATCAGGTCAAGCATCACAAGACGACACAGTTACCTTTGCGGAGTTCTAATCATGAGTTATTTTAAACATTTTCCAACGACAACATTTGATGGTAGTACCGTATTAGACATCACACGCAAGGCAAAGTTTGATGGTATTGTAAAGGATGGCGCACTTGATTATATGTCATACACTGTTGAAGAGGGAGAAAGACCAGAAGATGTTGCTTATTATTACTACGATGATGCCTCTCTTGCTTGGTTAGTATTATTATCTAATGATATTCTTGATCCATACACAGACTGGCCTAAAAATCAAGAGAATCTTGACAAATATATTATAGCACAGTACGCATCAAAAGCAAATGCAACGGGTCAAGAAGTCATTGAGTGGACAAAAAATACCAGTATCTCATCAAATATTGTTTATTATCAAAGCCAATACGATGATGAAATACAATTAAATCGTGCATCATTTGTTGCTCTTGGTAATAGTCACACGATTACTGCTGATAAAATCGTAAAAGGCAACGAATATATCATTGATATCACAGGAGACATCGCATCTTTAGATTGGTTATCAATCACTGGTGGAGTTAGTCCTTCATCGGGCGTATTATTTACAGCCGCACGAGATGGATCAGGCACATTATTTGGTGACACAGGTCAAGTCACTGGTACATCAATTACCAATCCTGCTCGTGAATTCTATGCAGTACGAGCCTATGACTATGAGTTTGCGCTCAACGAAGAAAGACGAGAGATACAATTAGTTAACAAAGGTTATCTAGCCACAATTAAAGATCAAATTGAGACGATATTAAAAGATGGATAAAGCCAAACAAGCCGGCTTTTATACTCTTAAATCATTTAAGGTAAAGCCACTACTCGAAGAGAATCTAAATCGTGATAGCGAGAATGAATCGTTCACAGAATATGTAGAACTCGCTAAGACAATAGCCAACTGGGGATTAAATGAATCAATTGATTCACCATTTATCTCGGGCTTTGCTGTTATTAATGAATCTGATAATATATTAGAAGACACACCGCTTGTTGGAGAAGAAGAAATCGAATTAACATACGAAGATTTCTATGGCGAAAGCGCCACGCAGAAATTTTTCCTATATGCCATCGAAGATATCAAGCCAGCATCATCAACAAACGATAGAATGATGAAGTACACAGTAAGGTTCTGTTCAATACAAAAGCTACAAGGCGATCAAAGATCAATAAGAAAGTCCTATAATAACACAAGAATAAGCGATATCGCAGAAGATATCTATGAAACCTTTATGTTAACAGGCAATAAAGACTATGATAAAGAGATAGAGATAGAAGAAACAGATGGAGAACAAAGCCTTGTCATACCAAATCTAAGAAGCGATGCGGCAATGCAGTTTTTATCTAGAAGAGCCTACTCTAATAAGAATAAAACATCTTTATATAGATTCTTTGAGACAAGAGAGAAGTATTATTTTTGTACGCCCGAGTACCTGGTCGAAAAATATGGTGAAATTGACGCTAAAAGTGGTGCCGAAATAAACCCGCTTTATTTTATCTACAACACGGTAGAAGACAACACAGGAACGGGTCAGAGAATTGCCCAACAGTCTGTAAACGACTTCAGTTACGGCACAAAGGTCGATACGTTTCGTGATATGAAAGAGGGAATGTATCGCAGGACCATAACGGAACTCGATCCGACAACGAGGACCCGAATCCAACGAGACTATGATTACACAACAGAGTATCAGGACAAAGAGATGCCTACGAAGGTCAAGCTAACGCATACACAGACCTTTTTGGACAAATACATGGCAGCCTCTACACAGCCTGAGTCTTATTTGCTTACAGACTTTCCACAGATCGGGCAGTCAACGGGCAAGGACAATATGAAGAAGCCTTATCAGCACTTCTATGAGAACTATACTTCGAAGCCTATTGTGAACTATCACTTTGGAGTTAATTCTCTGTCTCTAGAGATTAATGGAAGGCATGATCTGTATCCCGGGCGAGTGATATACCTTGAACTGTATAAGATTAGTAATACTTTGAGCGGTAATCGAGAGATTGATCATGAGAGAAGTGGTAAGTATCTTATAACAGACATGGCAAGTTCCTTTAGTGGAGACCTGTTTAAGCAACAGATCGTGATTACTAAGGGCGGGTTAACGTAATGTCTGGTGATCTAATAGGAATTTTGTTAATCATATCAATAAGTTATACAATCTATTTGAAATTAGAGGATAAAGAATGAGCGGTGGATTTAACAATATGTTGCATTTCGTAGGTGTTGTGGAAGACATCTATGATAAAACAAATGCGGGGCGAGTTCGTGTTCGTGCCTTTGGTATACATCCACCTCGTGTTAGCACAGATATTGAAGATAGTGTTCCAACACAAGATTTGCCTTGGGCAACTGTACTAGATGGTTCTTATGGTGTTGCGCCAGTCATTCCATCGATTGGTGATTGGGTATTTGGTTTCTTTGTTGATGGGCGAGAAGCACAACAGCCTATGATAATGGGTCGATTGCCAGGTATGCATATGAATGTGCCTGGTGGAACTGGACAAGCAGGTGAAGATGGTTATCTACCACCAGAGTCTATTAAGAACTATGGTAAGCCTGAACTACATCGCTATCAAGGCGGTGAAGACTTAGATAAAGGGCAGACATTAAATCAGTTTTCTTCACAAACATTTGATATAGCACAGGCATTAACTGAAGATACCTTTGACGAGCCTACAATTGCACCGCCTGAAAACAACTATAACAATCGAGTCTTTGCTTCTAAGAGTGGAGATAACTTTATTGTAATGGGCGATGATTCGCAAGATGCTACAAGCGATTACATTTTGATGTCCCACAGTTCGGGCTCTGTTTTCCAGATTGACCCAAGCGGTACTATATTTGTTAAAGCCTTTGGTGATCAGTATAACACAACAGAGGGTGTATTGTCAACCTATGTGAAGGGTTCTTCTCATCATAATGTACAAGAAGATTGGTCACTCAAGGTCGAAACAGGCTCTGGTAAGGTGTATGTGCATGGTGATTTAGACATAGAATGCGAGAATTTTAACGTCACTGCCCGCTCTAAAATGAATCTTCATGCCGGTGTGAAGACAAATATCAGTGCGCCAGGCATATCAATGCTTGCTACAGCAGATGATATTAACGTAGGAGCGAAGAAAAACATCAAGATTAAGACGGGTACAGAGGACAATGGGGGTGGATTTTATCTTCAAGCACTCTATGGTGATCTACATATTGACTCATATAAAGCCAATATGTTCACTGAAACGTATCATAAAATCTCTTGTAATGGCACAAAAGCAGTGTCAGATCAAGAAATTCCTTACAAAGATAAGGGTCATCATGGTATAGAAATCAACTCACCATCGCTTATTCACTTAGAATCACCCTCTATTTCAGCTAAAAGTAGCAGTCTGATCAGCCTAGAAAGCAGTGGTAAAGTGGGTATTAAGGGTGGATCAGCAATAGATTTAAGTGCCGGCACAGTTGGTATAGACGACATTGTGACTATGGCAAATGGTGTTGGATCAAGTGGTGCTGATAGTGCTGTAAGTACAGTGAGCAGTACTCGTGGAGATAACGTAGCAAATAACTCTGCTTATGTGTCAACGACAGAAGTAGCAAGTGTAGTGTCGCCTGGAGAGTTGCCGGGCAGTAAAGCAAAAGTACCACCAGTAGTGAAACGACTTGTTTCATACATCACTGGACTACTAGATTAGGGGTAATATATGAGTATTGAATGTGATAACACAACGCCACTTGGAAGTAAAGCGGCAGCCGAAATACTTAACGAGAATAGTTCAGCGTTACTAGATGCTATTATAGAGTTAAGTGAGGGGAGTAGTGCTAATCTAAATTCTGATGAGAGTGGCAATATTAACGATATACTAGACACTCCTCTGAGTACATTGACTCGTGTGGACTTAAATGCTGTATCTGGATCACTGAATAACATACTACTACAGACGCCTTTAGACGAGTTTCCTGTGCTTCAAGACAGGCTTCGTGATGGGGGTGCTGTGACAGTCACTGATATTACAGAGTTTGCTATAGCCAATAATACAGATATAGCAACACTTAAAACAGCACTTGATCAGTATAACACAACTTTACCCGACTTGTCAAGTCTTAAAAGTTTGGGTAGTAAAAGCGATGCCACAACAGGAAGCGGTAGTGATAGTACTGATACAGGCACGGGTACTACACTGAATACTGGCTCTGGAGATACGACTATTATTGGTGGAGCAAATAATTTAAGTACGCCTTCTACATTTGGTTCGTCATCTTCGAGTTCAGCAAGTAATATTGGAACAAACATATATGCGCCTATTGGTGGTAAGGTACAGATATATGGTAGTGCTACAAGGGGTGATCTGACTGTACTATTGCCTAGTTTGATATATGATCTATTTAAAGACTTGGACTTTCACTTTGCGATTAATCTTGGACAGAAGTTAACTGCTAAAGCCTGTGGTGCATATAATGATGTACTTGCTGATGTATCAAAAGCATTTGCTGTGATTCAGACTGGAAAGGCAAGACTCAGTGAGATTGTAGACTTTACGAAGATCGTTGATCCCAAAGACTTAATAGAAGCCATTAAGCAAAGAGCGTCTCTAGAGGGTATTGTATCATTACTAGAAAGTGTTGTCAAGGGTGTTGTAGAAGCCGCAAAGAAAGTTGTCATGGCTGCCGCAGGTACTGTATTGGTACTACTCAAGGGATTAGAAGCCGCCGCTAAACCAATCATTGACAAGCTAAAGAAGATGACTAGCCATATTAATACGTTTCTTGAAGACCCTAGTATAGACAAAATCAAGAATGGTATAGAAGCTGTTGTAGCAGATTTAGCATCACAGTTTGAGAAACTTACGCCCGAGAATGTTGCTAACATGATGTATCGTCTATGTCAACAAGCACAAGACTTACAAGCAACTCTCATGGCACCTGCTTTTGAGTTAAATAGATTTGCTAACTCAGTGGGTAGTCAAGCTAAGTTAGTAGTAAGCCGTCAAGCAGAAGAGATGAAGAACGCAGTTAAGTATGGTGCTATACGAGTGAGTGATGAAGATAGAGATGCTAAACAGAAGGATGTGGTAGGTACATATAACTCAAATGTTAAGCCCAGTGATGAAGATACTGGATATGTTACACCCCCAAAAATGACACAAGAACAAATGTCTGCTATTGTCAATATTAGTAAAAGTGGACTAGGCTCGTATGTTACATTTGACTCTGCTGTGATTGACTATGAAGATGGTGATGGTTGGAAAGAAGTAGGCACTCATGTATGGAAAGCATTACTACTTACTCAGTCACAGACAGACAAGTCATATGTGGTTACAAGAGGATATCAGAAGCCTAAGCAAGACCCCAACACCAAGTATAAAGTACATTCACTGTATAGTAAAGGCTCTTCGATTGATATTCGTGTCACAACAACTGACTATAGAGAAACAATTGTAGCCGCTAGTAGAGCAGGCTTTACACATATTGGTGTATATAAAGACTATGTACAATTAGCCTTTGGTAAGAGAAAGGGCTTTCTACACTTCTCTACTCCAAGTGATATGCAAGTCGAACTTAAAGAGATGTTGGACAAGCATGAAATAGATGGATATAGAATTAAACGTACATAATACGCATAAATATATAACAGCATTATAGGAATTACAAATGGCTAGACTTACACCAAGAACAAAAAAGCAAGAGTTCTTCTCTGACTTTACATCAAATCTAGAGCAAGTGCCGGGTCGCACTGATGTTGCTCGTATTGTAAATGAGTCAGCAGTCAAAGAAAGCATTAAGAATTTAGTGCTAACAGATAGTGGTGAAAGACTATTTCAGCCAGACATAGGGTGTGATATACGAGGGCGCCTCTTTGAGAATGTCACACAGAATACGATTCTAATACTGAAAGAGAATATTAAATCAACAATTAAAACATATGAGCCTCGTTGTATAGTAAAAGATGTTATAGTAGGTGGTGATATAGACAGTAATTCACTTGCAGTAACAATATTCTTTAGTGTAATAAATAGTAACAGAGACTCATCACTCACAATCGATCTTAGTAGGGTAAGATAATGACAGACATTTCACCAGTAACGAATCTTGACTTTAAAGCCACAAAGGAACAACTCAAGACGTTTTTAAAAGCACAAGACAGATTCAAAGACTTCGATTACGAAGGCTCTAATATGAATGTACTGTTAGATGTGCTATCATACAATACATTCTATAATAGCTATTACTACAATATGGCGATATCTGAGATGTTTCTAGATAGTGCTTCTCAGCGTAATAGTGTTATATCTCATGCCAAAGAACTTAACTATTTGCCTACATCAAGACGTAGTGCTATTACTAAAGTAAACGTAACTGTTCAACACCCTAATAACAACAGCCAATACTTTAGTATACCAAAGGGCACTGCGTTTATTGGTCGATGTGGTAATAAGACATATAACTTTCTGACAGACAAGGCACATAGTGCTGTTCGTTCACTTACATCGCCTACGACATATGTGGTAAATGATATTGATCTATATGAGGGTCGTACAATTACTGAGACAATAACAATCAATGATACACTATTGTCTAATGCTAATATAGACACACGAAGCCTAACTCTTACTGTAAATAACGAAGAGTACATCTATAAGACTGATGTGTTTGGCGTGACTTCCACAGATAAAGTATTCTATCTACAGCCCGAGAATGATGGGAAATACTCTATACAGTTTGGTAGAGATAAATTTGGTGTACAGCCTATCATTACAGATACAATACAAGCATCATATAGAGTCTCATCTGGCGCTTCCGCTAATGGTGTGACTGCATTGACTTTGGGCGCTTTTGGCGGCGCAAGTTCAATTAATGTAGTTGTGGAATCTCAGTCTTCGGGCGGAAGAGATGCGGAAGACATCGAATCGATTCGGGCTTTTGCTCCAAAGGCTGTTCAAGTACAAGAAAGAGCAATTACAACACGAGACTACGAGACTCTACTGCGTTCTCGTTTTCCTAATATTCAGGCTATCTCAGTATATGGTGGTGATGAAGTTGATCCACCACAGTTTGGTAAAGTGATTATCTCTGTTGATGTAGTAGGTGGTGAGGGTGTTGCTGACTATGAGATTGCGAACTTTAAACGCTATCTACGAGATAAGACTCCACTGACAATTGAGCCTATCTTTGTGGTTGCTAAGTTTCTATTTGTTGACACTCAAATTGACATTGTTTATGATTCCAATCTTACAAGTAAGTCTGCTTCTCAAATTCAAAACGAAGTAAGTGCGGGCGTAGTAAGTTATCAGAACTCGTATCTAAATGATTTCAATAAGACATATCGCCAATCAAATCTAGCATCTGCGATTGATGCACTTGATGTGTCAATTGTGTCTACTGACATTGTAGCAAAACCAATTATTGAATATGTACCAGACTTAAATACATCACGCTCACCAGTGTTCTCTTATGAGACTAAACTTGTTAAGCCTTATGCATTTGATGGAGATAAGGGCTTTAGCAACTTCGTGTCTGCTGTAGAGTCAACTAAATTCACTGTTGATAATACACTCGTATCAGCAAAAGATGATGGTAATGGTAATATCATGCTTGTGATTACTGGTACTGATAGTGAAAATGTATTTAAACCAAAAGTCGGAACAATCGATTATGAAACTGGTACAGTACGACTCATTGATATTATCATAACATCATTTGAAGGTAATGCAATCAAGTTCACTGCAAACACAGTAAGTAAAGATATCAAGCCATCAAAAGATAGAATCATTGTTATTCGTGGAAGCGATATAACTGTTAATGTGTCACCACTGGAAGCATAATATATGCCAAACGATATACGAAACAATATCTATTCTGACATTGCGAGCCAGTTCCCTGCTGTCTATCAAGAGAATAGTGAATTTCTACTAGCCTTTGTCGAGGCCTACTATGAGCATCTTGACGAAAAGTTAGATCGTAATATTCCTAAGATAAAAGATATTGACACTACTCTTGATACATTTCTAATATTCTATAAGAGAAAGTATCTTGCTGACTTACCATTTTCTGCTGATGTAGACATTCGATTTATTCTAAAGCACATTCAAGACTTGTATACAAGAAAGGGTAGTGAAGAATCTTTACAGTTAGTGTTTAAGATGTTCTTCAATGAAGATATCGAAGTTATCTACCCAGGTAAAGATGTACTCAAACCATCTGATTCATTATGGCGTAAAGATACATTCCTTGAAATGAAGCCAGTGTATAGTGTGGTAGAGTATCCAATAAAACGTGGTAACACAATTCGTGGTGATCTATCTGGAGCAAGCGCATTCGTAGATGACATTCTGTTTATCAACCTGGGTGGTGCTATTACTCCCATTGTTTATCTTTCTCTTCTTAAAGGAAGATTCACTAGAGCAGATGCTATTGAGGTTCTGACTGCCACTAACGAAGGCATTGAAACAATTAAGAATGTGGGTAAACTTATCAATGGTTCTATCTCGTCTCATACAGTTAATCCACAGCTTCGCTTACCTAGCAACCAAGTAGGAGATACTGTTGATCTTGTTTCTGACATAACAGGTCAGGGAGCAAAGGGTGTTATTACTAAAATTAATGAAGAAGAAATTGGTAGCATTGATTATGAAATTGAAGATGGTGGATGGGGATATATTGAACCAGGCTCTTTTACAGTAGAAAACGATATTGGTGTAAGTAATCGTGCAATCGTTGTAGACTTAGATCAAAAGATTGATGTTGAGCCAGGAGATACAATCATATTCCCGGGTTCAACTATTGATTTTAATGGAAGATCAAGTTTATCTACACAGTACAGTGTAACTGGTGCGGCAAAAGTTATCGCATACCGTCATCCACTCTTATTCGTTGAGACACGAACTGAGAAAGAAGATATGTATAATTTCATGTCTCAGTACTACAATACTGGACTAGCTGATATTAATACTGGCGAAACTATATCTCGAAATGTTCTCTTTGATCATATGTTTAATGGGTTCTATCAATCACAACCTGGTAATACAAACGATCCAAGGCCGCTAAACGTGCCTCCCGGGTACGATGATATTCTAACATACATTTACTTTAAGTCTAATGAAGACGAAGATGGTATCATGGGTAACTTTACTGGACCCGAGTTAAATGGACAGCGTGGCGATCTTGCTCAATTACAAAACTCTGTGCAAGCACAAGACTTTCAGCTTTTCTATAGATTTCAGCAATCTATTAACAATGGTATTAATGATGCTGATCTTTTTGCTAACATCACTGACTTTGATGTTAGTCAGATAATAGGTACTACAATTGACACTTACATAGTAGATATTAGTAACTTACAACTAGACACAGCAGATAGAACCCCAACTATTTCTCCATATATACCAACCATACCAAGTAATATAAGTTCGATTGCGGGTAACTTTAATCGCAGACTAGAAGACTTGGATAACGGACAAATGTATACTATTATCAATCCTGGTACAGCGTTTTCAGATGACGACTGGGCTTTAATTGGTGCTAGTAAGAACGAGATTGGTACTGACTTTATATTTACAAATGAAAATTTATCTGATCTAAGCAACACCAATTTGCGTGATAATGATGCACTCTTCAGTGCATACAAACAAGTTTATGGTAGACTTTATCAGTATCTAACATATAATGAGTTAACGCCTAATTTTACTATTGGTAGAACTCTTGAAGCACCCCCAACTATTCCGGCAGAAGTCTCTAATGCGTACCCAGCAACTGACGGCGCTGGCAATCCATTAGCAAATGGATCACCACATCCACAAGCAGGTCAACCAGATTGGTTGTGGTATGATGCTTACTTTGTACCTGCTGATCAACTTATTACTGGTAGAGAGTATTATCCATTTACCTTTGGTGATGTGACATATGACGAATGGAAAGCACTAGGACTTGATTTAGATAACGCTCAGTTCTCTACGGGAGCAAGAAACGGAAATCAAAGCAACCTAAGCCCAGGAAGAACATATATCGTTAAAGATATTGGTGATACAGGGTCTGGTGATTGGGAATTACTGGGTACATCAAGTAACGCAACTGTTGGTGAAGTATTTCAAGCGTCTGCAACTCAACCCACTTTCCCTAATGTGTCTCATAATTTTGATTCTGAAGATTTGAGTGGTTCACTTATTAACATACCGTCTCATGGATTCAGAGAAGGAGATAAAGTTGAATATGGAGCCGCTGACGGTGGAACTGAGGCTACATTAGAAGGTAGTGGCTCTCTTGCTGACGGTTCAATTTTATATATCGGTGTTGTAAACGAAAACAATGTTTCGGTTTACACCTCTAGAGTATTTGAGCCAGCTAGTTCAGTTAGATTTGGAAATAATGTTGGGGCAAACAATTACTCACTTACTAAGCAACAGGGGTCTCCTGAAGTTATTGAAGTTCAAGCTGTGTTGTCGGGTCAAACAGTATCTGCGTTTAATTCTGCATTAGCTTCATCCAGAAGTGTACCCGGAAATACTGAAGCTAGTAAATTTGTAGCGCAAGATACTACTATAGCGACTGTTGGAAATGCTCTTTGTGTTGATGTTAAAAAGGTCAGTGAAGAGTTAGCAGATGCAACCACAGTTAACTTTAATGGTCAAGTTGAGCAAGTTCAATTAGGATACTACAACACTTCTGGTATCATGACTGATCCAATGTTAGATGATAATAATGCTCAAATAGATAGAATCCCTGAAGAAATAAGATTCTCTGGCGGTTTAAATTTTATAGGGTTGATTAATGGTGACTTTAGAAGACCAGTAAGTTGTAATAATATTGGTAAGTTTAACGACAGTTCTTCTTTTGAAATAACTGCTGTAGACGAAAAAGAAACAGTAAGCCTCGTTCCAGATATCATTGGTGATGTAGTTCTAGACAAGATTCAGCAAATAAACTTAGGTGATACTCTTCAAGATGGTATTTACCCTTTGAGTGGAACTGGTCAAGAAACTGTTGACACAGAGTATCGTGATGCTTTCTCTAGAATAACACTCACATTGGGAAGAATTTCAGAACTACTGGAAGACAGACCAGGCACAGACTATGAAAACGATGTTGGTGTTAGGGTTATAAATGATATAGTTGCTAGATTCAATAAGAAAGATTTGGTGCTTAGGTTTAATAACTCAGACTTTAGTTTGCGTGATCAAGAAGTAGTAGAACAAGAAATTATTCTTAACGCAAATGCAATTGACGAGGTGAATGGATTAACTCAAAGCGCAATTACTGAAATACCTGCAACTAACATTGGTACTCTAGTATCTGCATTTGATCAAACCAATGACATAGATATAAACGTGAATATCACTTATGCTAACAGTATCACCACATTTGAGATTGAAGAAGAGAAGTATACAGCCAAAGCTAAGTACTTAAAAAGAATAGACGAAGATTTTTATTTTAGACCCATAACTTTTTATAGTTTTGATAAAGACGTTCCGATTAATATCAGGGCAGAAGATAGAATCATAACTAGTATTGGTAGTGACGAAGACTCTTTACCAATGGGGGCAAATGCTGTGATCTTAGGGCCTGCTCAATATGACTCTGGTCAAGTAGACGAGATTGAGATGACACATACTGGATACAAGTTTTCAGATAAAGAAAATTTAAGAATGATAAACACCAATCCAAATAGTTCTAGATACGATCAAGAGATTGCAACAATAAACATAAGAACTTTAGGTCAAGGCAACACTAGCGGTAGTTGGAAAACTAAAAACTCTTTCTTGAATGAATATGCTACAAGAACGCATGATAATGATTACTATCAAGAATACTCATACGATATATTATCTATGATTTCCCCTGCTGTGTATACTCCACTTGTTAAAAATGTAATTGGTGTTGCTGGCACAAAGATGTTTAGTACTCCATTGATAAATAGTGATAGTCCTATGCTGGCTAATGTTGATGTAGATATAGAGAAGTACGAAATCGCTACAGAAAACTTGGAAGCACAGGGTATTGGCTCAATCGCCAATTCGGCTGAAGTTCTTGATGGTCAGACATTGAAAACTTCTCCAGATGGTGAAGACATTAAAGTTATTATTGTTACGGAGGCACCAGGTTCATAATGGCATTTTTGAAAATAAAAACAGATGGAGATCCTTTTCCTGCTAAAGCAGGCAGTGCAAACACTGATGGAGTTTCTAGCGATGGTAAATTTGGTGTTACTTTCGGTTCTCCTCTAAACACTGGTGCTGTTAGAGGGTTTTCGGACACTAGAACTGGATATAATACAATAATAGATAGGGATCCACCTAAAGAGTATAAAATAAAATATCGTGCAGGTGACAGAGATCAGTATTCTGAACCAAGTAAAAGAGTACAAGAAGATGATGTTGTTGGTGTTGCTATTAATGGAGTTCCAATATATAGCCCATTATCTAAAATTCATCCAACAGATAATTCCAATTCTGGTTCTACTTTTCATTTCAATCTGGGTAGCCCGGACTTGAATGACGCATTAGATAACTGTGGTGGTAGACCAGAAGTAGATGGTGAGTATAGATATAGAACTGGAAACTTTTGTTACAATGGATTTGCTAATGGCGCTAATCCAAATATGATTTTTGTCAACTCCAGTGACTACATAAGTTCTAGTTCCTTTGGTTCAGATTATCTAAGACATGATACGATTGAACATGATAACACAACATTCACTGCGGGTCACTCTAAGATAATAGGATGGGCACTTGATGGATTTCCAATTTACGGTCCATATGGATATTACGAACCACTCGACCCAACTTCTAGCGTGGTGCAAATGATAAGTGCTTATGGACTCAGAGATCAAGATGATCCGATATTGAATCATCCAGAAAGAGTATCTATTATACAAGGGATCTATGTAGAAGACTATGAACTTAAAGAATTTACAGGTACTCTAGACGCATTTAATGGAAGATATTGCGTAACACCAGATTTCAAAGAAGGCACATATGCTTACTTCTTAACATTCGATGAAGTAAGCGAAGATGAAGTACCGAATAACCCCGCTTATCCGTATGTCGTAGGACCGGTAAGCAAACAACCTCGTTCTCAGTAACGTATTTGGAAAAAAATAATGACAAAGATTATTACAGAAAATTTTAAGACAGAAACCACTCATAGTTTATATGATTCGCTAGCCTTACATAACTATTATGTAATGGCTTCTGCTTCTCTAACAGACCCGGAGTTCGAGGTAAAGCCTACGATAACCAATACTGAAAAAGCTAAAAGAGACTTTCAGAGAAAAGTCGTATTTGCAAATAGGGTAACGCAAGACAGTGCAAGATATATGTTCTTCGAGAACCCCTGGCTTAGAGGCACCGTGTATGATCAGTATGACGACACTAGGGATATCGAAGAATTAAATATGTATGTAACACTTCAAGAAGATGGAGATACTTCACCTTATATAGTGCTAAAGTGTTTGGATAATAACAACGGTGCCACCTCTGAAGAAATCCCCGGCGCTGTTGATGCAAAAAACTATAGAGTAGTGCAGACTCAAGATGGGTATGTTTGGCAATATATGTTTTCAATTCCTAAAAGCCAGGTTGAGCAGTATAGAACACCAACAAGTCTTCCTCTTCCATTATATCCTGATGATGGTGGTGGCTATGGTGATCCAGATGTAGTTAGAAACGCACGAGAAAATATATCAAGAATTGATATAGAATCGACCCCCATAGGACAGTTTAACCAGTATCTATTTGGTTTGGCGACAACAGAAGGTAATGCATCTGATGTTCAATCTATTGATTCTAGAGAGACAGCAACAACTGGAGTCAGACAAGTCACACTAACAACAACATCTGTTACTGGAAGAAGTTTGTACACAGAAACTAACGCATATAAAAATATGTATCTGAGACACCCATCTGGAAAACTGTATGATGTGTTAGGATCCGAGACAGAACAAAATAATCTACAACTTACTGTTAGAACAGGGGACACTAACGATTCATTTACGCCATCAGCAGAGTCTGGTCCTGTTCAATGTCAATTAGTTATAAAAATACTTGTAAGTAATAGTGAACGTGGTAAGGCTGTTCCCAACGACCAACAGACAGTACCAGAAGAATTTGACTGTAAAGCGTACGGAGTTCTTAACACAGAGGGAACGCTAACAAAAATTGGATTTGAAAGAAGAGGGCAGAGATATAAGTTTGCTACAGCAAGAGTTGTTTATCCACCTTTCCTAAAAACTTCTGTTAAAGCAAGTGGTCAAGAAACAATACTTAGGGCAGTCGTCTCTCCAAAAGGTGGTCATGGCTCAGACCCCATTTCAGAACTAGCTATGAGTAGACTATCTGTTGTTACAAACTTTAGTGGTCAGTTTTTAGAAACTCCAGATGCAAATACATATTCGATTGTGGGTCTAGTAAAAGACCCAGTACTTTTAGATGAAGATGGCGCATCCACTACTCCGGCAGATGGAACAGCTTCTCATAGAGTAGACAACAGATTAAAAATAACAATTAGGGGTGATACTTCGGGAGCAATAGTTGCTAACAATTATATTGAGCAGTATATTAAAATAATTGATATAAGGTTAGCACAGGCTTTGGTCAGCTACACGATTACAGACTCAGGTAATATGACTAGTTCTGATTTTATCGCTCTTGGAGCAAGTGATAATGAAGTTGGAACAGTATTCACACCAACTCAAGCACAGTTAGACTTAATTGATGCAAGTAAGTATGCGAAAGTTTCTCATGTTACTGACAAGGTAGACACAGAAGCACCAGAATATAGTTATGATCTAGAGATTATTACTGCTAGAGTTCATCAGGTTCATAATTATCTACAGAATGTTGATGTGCCTGGAGATACAGATGGTTTAGGTAGTACTGAAATTTCTTTTGTTGACTACTATGGAGACTTCGCAAGTAAATTCCAAAAAGGTATATTTTATATTAAGGAAAAGGAGTCTGACTTGCTTAGTATAAATAATAAAATAGCAGAAATAATAAGTTATGGTGAATATCAACCATACACAGGTGATCTTTTGCACTTCATAGATTTTTCACCTATTACCAGAGAAGCAGAAAAAACAGAAAAAATAAAGTTCACGTTTGATTTTTAAGGGAAAGAGTATAACAAATGGGTATCAATAAAGACTTAAATGTAGATCCGTACTATGATGACTATGACGAGAAGAAACAATTCAATCGTGTTTTGTTCACTCCGTCAAAGGCGGTACAAGCTAGAGAACTAACTCAGCTTCAAACTATTCTACAAAAACAAGTAGAAAGATTCGGTTCTAACATATACAAAGAAGGTACTGTCATTAGTGGTGTTAACTTAACTGCTCGTGATGACTTATTCTATGTTAAGATAAAAGACCAAGTTGGATTCACTCAACCAAGCCTGTATGATGAAGTCTTTTCCGAAGATGGTTCTTCAACCAGATTTTTGCTTCGAGGCACTTCTGGTCTTAGAGCAGAAATCGTTAAAGGTCTTGGTGGATTCGAAACCTCTGCTCCAAACTTAAAAACTTTTTACATTAACTATCTAAACAGTGCAACCGGTCCCAGTTCAACAGACGTTAAACAGTTTGGTGTAAACGAAAGTCTTTCACTGCTAGACAGCAACGAAAACCCAGTTCTCTCTGATGGCAACCCAATAACGCTAACGACATCTGAAACTGTAGATCATGTTGGTAGAGCGTTTGGTATTTCTTGCGAGCCAGGAGTAATATATCAAAAGGGTCATTTCTTATTTGTTGATAGGCAGTTTACTATTGTCACAAGATATAGCAGTATCCCCGGTCAAGACCCAACCGATCCTTCTATCGTAAACCCGATGTCAGTTGGCTTTACTGTTGAAGAGAACTTAGTCAACTCTAATCAAGATAGAAGTCTTCTTGATAATGCGGCAGGTTATAATAACTATAATGCACCAGGTGCAGACAGACTACAACTGCTTCCTAAACTGATTGCGTATTCATCAACCAATGAACCCGAAGATTTCTTTGCTCTCATCAGATATAGAGATGGAAAGCAAGTTAGACTTCGTGACTACACTCAATATAGTTTATTGGGCGAAGAGTTGTCTAGAAGAACATATGAAGAGTCTGGAAACTATGTTATTGATGGATTAGATGCCACACTAGAGTCACCAGTGACAATAACCAATGATATTGGTGGAGAAGAGTTTGCCGCTCAAGTGTCTATCTCGCCCGGTAAAGCATATGTCTTTGGTAAAGAAGTCAGAAATGTTTCAGCTAATAAGATTACTCTTGATAAGGTCACTTCAACACAAACTAAATCACAGCAACTAACCACAGTTGATTACGATCAGCACTTTGAGTTTGTCGCTACAAATGGAACGACTGTAATCGATTTTGATATTACTGGTGATACACTTTCATCTAAACTTCCTCAATATGTGTTATTGAGTGGAACAACTACTATTGGTACTTGTTGTGTAAGAAATGTTGAGCCAGGTAAAATATATGTGTTTAATGTTGTTAAAGAAGCAAGTTATGAAAGAACTGCTCCTACGCATATAGGTCTATCTGGTTATCAGCCTGGCGACAACAGAGTTCTACTAAAAACCAATGCAGACACCACTCCTACAGGTCAACAAAAAGTTAATGAGGGGTGCATGGTATTCGATAGTGGTAAAGGTAGTATTAAATCTATCACTAGTACCAACTTGGTTGAGCGAGTAAGAAAATCAGATTTTCCATTGGTTGGTAGGGCACACACTATCGCCACTTCCGCAGATGGTGTTCCAGTTAAAACTGATGATATATTTGCTATCGTTGAAGATGGTTCGGGTAATTCTGAAATATACACTCCTAGTAGTGTTGAACAGTTAGCAGATGGTGCGCTTAGTGAACAGGCTAGTGATGGTCGTTCTGATGGTATAACAGTGACATTCGCTTCGCTAAATTCTACTCAGCAAATAAAACATCTCTACTACAGCAGAGTTGTTGAGGGAACTTCAGAAGATTCACTATCAGAAGCTACTGGATATGTGAGAACTGGATACGATCCAGTTAAACGTACAGCATCTTTAGGTTTACCTAATGTGATAGAAGTTATAAGAGTTCTGTGTGATACAGATGTTCAAATTGAGTCTGATCCTTTCGTTGATGTGACATCTAAGTTTAGATTGGTTAGTAATCAGAAAGATGCTTTCTATGATATATCTTATCTACAGTTAAAGTCTGGAGCAAGTTTGCCACCAAGCAATTCACTAATAGTAGAGGTGAGATATCTAGAGAGACAATATTCTAATGGATATTTAACTGCCAATAGTTACACTAACGTGACAAATAAACACTTGGTGAAACCATATACAGCTAAAAACCTAAAAACATATACTTTAACTAATTGTTATGATTTAAGACCGTATGCTGTGAAAAAAGTCATAGATGTGGCTTCAGGTCCTGGCTCGGCGCTTTCGGTTACGCCTCAAGAAACTCGTATCTTTAGAAATACTGCCCCATCTGCAAAAGATTCTGTCATAAACAGTACGCAGGAATACTATTTAAATAGAATTGATAGTGTAGTCTTAGATGAATATGGAGAGATTAGGCTTATAAAAGGTGCTGAAGCAGAGTCTCCTGTAAAACCAAAGCTAGACAGACTATATGAAATTGCAGAGATCGTTAGTCCGGGCAATACAATTTCAGTTCAGGGAGTTGATTCGGTATTCGTAAAGAGTAGGAAAAATAAAACCTACACAATGAAAGATATTGAACAACTAGAAATGAAGATAGATATTCTGACTGAATCTGTTGCGCTAACTATGGCAGAAATAAATGCTAAAAATCTTATTATTACAGGATCAGATGGTGTCGATAGATTTAAAAACGGAATCTTGACAGATACTTTTGAAAGTTTGATGGGCGCTAGTTTAGGTGATCCACAGTTTAGTGCCGCAGTCGATAAAACTAGAACAGTTGCTATGCCTGCTGTTCGACAGTTTCCCATTGACTTAAAAATAGATAGTTCAACTACATCAGGCGTATCTAACGAAACTGCCGCAAATTCATTTGATGAGATTACTACACTTAATCAATTACCAAAAGTCTCTTTTATCGATCAACCATATGCAACAAACTTTAGAAACTGCGTATCTAACTATTACAATTATAGAGGTAATGTTGGACTACATCCAAAGTTTGTTAGTGGTTATGATGTTATTCAAAATCCTAAAATTGATATAGAATTTGATATTGCTGGTCCTATGATGGATTTAGTAGAAAACATACAAGAATTTTTACCACTTACAAGAGAAGAAGTACTGGGAACTGAACTAGAAAGTTGGTCACTATCAGGTGGTTGGTATACTTTGAATCAGCTTGAAACCACTGAAGTTACTGGATTGACAGCAACAGAGAGTTCGCTTTCTCAGGCCGTTGGTAACTTTGTTACAGATGTTAACATGAAGCCTTTCTTAGCGTCACAAATAATTAAAGTTTTGGTGACTGGCCTAAGACCTAACACTAGACATTACTTCTGGTTCGATCAAAAAGATGTAAATGTTCATATCTCACCAGGTGCTGTTGGATCAAGCATGAAAGCATCTGATGTTCGTAGTGGTCACGCATCTAACAAAGGTCAAGCGGTCAGAACTGATTCTAAAGGTCGTTTAGCCGGATTCTTCTATATGCCTGCCGAAACATTCTTTGTTGGTGAGAACATATTAGAAGTTGCTGATGTTGATCAGTATGGGTCGATTGACTCTGGTTCTACATCTTATGGAAGAACTACATTCAGAGGTTATAACTTCGCTATCAATAAAACAGAAGTTAATACAACAACAAGAACTGTTGACTTTGATACTGATGTAAGTATTGTCGAAAGAAGATTCCAACAATTTGCTAGAGATCCGATTGCTCAAACATTTAGAGTTAAATCTGCCGCATCTAAGGGAGCAGACTATGTTTACATAAGTGATATCGATGTTTACTTCAAAAGAGTTAGTTCAACAACTGGAGTTACACTACAAATAAGAGAGACCGTTAATGGATACCCTTCCAAAAATGTTCTTCCTTTTGGTGAAAAAGTTTTAGACCCCATAACTGATCAGATATTAGTTTCTGATGATGGAACTGCTCCAACAAACTTTAAGTTTGACAATCCTGTCAAATTGAAGGCAGACTCAGAATATACTTTTGTAGTAATTCCAGATGCTAATTCGCCAGAATATCTTATCTACACATCTAAAGTAGGTGAGACAAGTTTATCAGAGGGATCAACTGCGAAAAGCGTAGCAGTAACCAATGACTGGGGTGATGGTGCATTGTTTACGTCTACAAATGATAGTGCTTGGCGTTCTTATCAAGACGAAGATTTGAAGTTCACTATTAATCGTCATGATTTTGTTTCTGAAGGTTCTGTAGAACTAGTTCCAAATGATGTTGAATTTTTGACTATAAGAGAAAATGCAACTGATCCAAATGATTCCACTAAGACCACTCACTTTGAAGTAGGTGAGTTAGTCTATGCTCTCACTGATAACCGTTCATTCCAGATGGCAGTTGGTGGTAGCGATAGTTCCAACCCCAATGAAATAAGCATAAGTTCTAGTAGTCTCGAAACAGACGCTGATGATGACGGTGTTGCAGATTCGGTATACGATTTTGCTGATGGAGATTATGTATTAGTACAGAGTGATAATATTAGCTTGTCCGATAGAAAGGCTGTCACTAGAATTTTGAGTCAAAGAACTGAAGGGCTTAATAAAATTTATACGCTAGAAGACCCATATACGATTTATGATACGTCTGAGGGTGTCGGTGGATTTGGAGATGGTGTTGTAGTTAAAAGATGTGTTGCGGGTAAAGTTTCACACTATGATCCTAAGAATATAGAAAAATTGCATCTGGGTGAAAGTTCTGCTAGAGTAAATAACTTTTTAGATAGTGCAACCCCAGTCACTATTGGTTTTGGTGAGGGCAAGATGGTGGATGGAAACACATACACTATCGTAAATCTTGGTAATCAGGGAACAGATAGTGAAATTGCTCAAGCATGGGAAGATGCCGGAGTACCCGATAATGTCACTCCCGCAGTTGGTGTGCAGTTTGTAGCTTCTGCTCCGAATAACTCCACAATCTTTGATGGATTCAATGGTACTGCAAGACCCAATGATCAAGTTATTAATGGTGTTACTACTGGTGCTTCTGCAAAGATAACCACAGTAGATGAAGTAAAGCTGTCTTACTTCCAACCACAGATTCAAATAGACAATAGTTCAAACACTTCTTCATCTTTAGAACTGAGAAAGTCGGTTGGTGGATCGAGTCAACCAGATAAACCAATCTCATCTAATTCAAATGTATATACAACTAATAATCTAAGAACTATTAAGAGTAAGAGTAAGCAAATAGTCGATTCAGATACTATAGATCCTTTCAGAATTAAAGTTAACTTGAATAGTTCCATCTCAACAGTTACTCCAATGATGGATGTTGACATGGCAGAGTTAAATGCGTATCAATACAAGATTACTACAGTAGAAGCAACCACTTCTAATTGGGTTACTAAAGAAGTTATCTTGAATGATCTGTTACCTGCGAAGGGCTTAAAAGTAAAACTATCTGCATATAGACCACCAGGTACATTTGTTGATGTGTATGGAAGATTTGTTTATCCTAATAATTCCGAGGGCGATAAGTCTGCAACTGCTGATTCTGTAGGTAATAATAACTCTACGGAATGGAAAAAGCTAGTTAATGCTAATCCAGATTTATATTCTAATACTAGTAATACACGAGATTATAAAGAGTTTGAATATGACCTTGATGAGACTGTTCATACTGATGACTTTACTACATTCCAAATTAGAGTTGTCATGAGACTTGGTGCTACTGGTTTAGGTAATGAATTAGATACACCACAGCTTAGAAATTTAGTTCCAGATATTCATTTGGCGCCAACCATATATGATTTGACAGCAGTTGCGGTCACATAATGAATAACCATAGTTTTATTAGGAGTGAAAGTGGATCGGGAATCGTAAACTCTGATGTTTCTGCGTACAAGAAAGCTGTTGCTAAAAGGGATCAAGATAAATACATTAAAGGTCTAGAAACTAGAATCGAAAAGTTAGAGTCTGCAATGACTTTAATCCAGAAAACCATTAACGAGATGAGCAAATGAGTAATACAAAAACAAGTATAAATTCCAATAAGGTAAACAACACTTCTACCTTTGAGCAGTGGAAAGATTTGACCAATGAAATGGCTACTCTTTTTCAAGAAACAGTGGTCATGGGCAGTACTGTGGGAAATCAAAATGCGGGTAATATTATTCTTGATGGTAATATTGAGTTAGACACTGGTCATCATATTAAAGTAGACGACATATCAGCATCTACTGGTGCAGACAGACTAACAATAACAGAAGAAGTAAAAATTTTAGGAGACTTGATTCTAAATCAACCTGGTGCGGGTAGTGCCGCCAGTGTTTTGCAATTTCAAAACGCATCGTCTACTAATACATGGCATATAAAAACGAATACTGATCATAGTATTCTTGAAATAGGTACGGCAAGTAGAATTCTAGATATTCATACTGATGGAAATATCACAACTGGTACTGATGTTAACCAAGACGGCAATCCAGATGCGGGATCTTTCTTTACTTTTTCTAATGATCTTTTAGGAAGTGATATCAGTGGTGTTACAATCGGTGCTAATTCACAAACTACTGGACAGTTTACTTCAGTATCAGCATCCACTGGTTTTACTGGTTCATTGACTGGTGATGTTGATGGAGATTTGACTGGTGATGTGAGAACCGAGAATGGATTCGTTATTCTAGACAACGGAAACGGAACTAATGTTCCTGCAACATTCACTGGAAATGTGACTGGAGACTTGACTGGTGATGTTTACGCATCCAACGGGACTAAAATTCTTGAGAGTGGAACTGGAGCGAATGCACAGTTTACTGGTTCTGTAGTGGGCAATGCTTCAACATCCTCAAGATTTTTTAATAGCGTAGATATTGGTGGTGTAGGATTTACTGGTCAAACGGACATCGATCTGCCTGGCGTAAACGAAGAAGGCAATCAAGATACAACTGGTAATGCCGCCACAGCTTCGGAGATTTATGTGACGAACACTGATACGGCTGATCCCAATCTAGCCGTAACTTTAGCACCTACGAATGGATCAACTTCTACCAATAGACTTTTATATAGTGATGATGCTTTGAAGTTTAATCCTGGCACTAATACGCTTACGCTTGGTGGTAATGGTCACATTACTACTGGTACAATACAAGCCAATACATTTACTGGTGCGTTAAGTGGTAATGCTACTACTGCATCAACATTACAAACACCGAGAACAATTGGTGGTGTTACATTTAGTGGTGGAAGTGACATCAATTTGCCTGGCGTAAATAATCCAGGCAATCAAAATACATCTGGCAATGCCGCTACATCATCAAGTTGTTCAGGCAATGCCGCCAGTGCTTCTAAATGGGCGACTACCCGAACATTAGGGTTTACTTCATCTTCTCATCTAGAAGGTTCATGGTCAGTCAATGGAACAGCAAGCGTTAACTCTAATATTAAGGTTAAAGATGGTGTTGTCAAAACCACTACTGCTAATATCACTGATCTGGAGGGATATATTGGTAATTTAGTATCTGTAAATAGGATATGGCCTGTTGGATCAGTATTCATAAGTACTGCTCATAGCACTCAGGCACAGATGCGATCGGCATTCGGTTCCAATACGAATTGGCAACTAATAGCGCCCGGTAGAGTTTTAGTTGGTCATGGTGGTAGCTATGTTAACGGGGCAGCGGCAGGCAATAGTAGTCACAAACTAACTGTGGCTCAAATGCCAAAGCACAACCATACTGTGAACACAGGTGAGACAACTAATGTGCAGTTGTATAAATCTACAGTAACGAATATTCGTGAGTTTAGAGATGGTTCTCAACCAAACGGCAGATTCACAACAAATAAAACGAACCAAACTGGGGGCAGTAGCAGTTTCAGTTTGATGCAACCATATCTCGTTGTTTATATGTGGAAAAGACTTTCAGACTCATAGAGCATAATAAATACATAAAATAAATTTAAGGTTTAGGTAAATACATGACCACAGGAAAGAAGTTTACAGATTTAATTGCAGGCGAACTGTCAAGCACTGATATATTTGCTATAGTAGATACTGCGGGCGAACAGCTTAATAGTAGAAATACTACGGCTTCGGATATTAGCGCATTCATATATTCGATACCGGAGTTGCAAGCTAATCTGAGCAATATAAAAATTGCACTGAATGGTGCTGATGACACAATAAGTAGTGGTCTGAATGCGTCTAAGCTGTTTTATATTGATGAAAGTGGACAAGCATTAAACAGAAATGCGTCATACTTTTTAGAATATAGCAACCTTCTTAATGCACCTGATCGAATAGAAAATGTAAATCAGCTTACGAATGGAATGAGTTATGCAGGCCTTGTGCAAAATGCTGATTCGTTTTCTCTTGAAGTAAACAACCCACTCGACACTGCAGGCGCTATAGTAAAGAAAATTACTACAGACATGATCGAAGAGGGTCAAAATAAATATTTTAACGACAGTAATGTTGAGAACACAGTTAATGATCTATTTGGTGGACTATTTAATCAATATAGTTCTACGTTTGATAGTGGTAATAACAAAGACAGCCTTATGGGTGTGCCTGCTGAGTGGACAGGCGCTGTTGGTACTGCAGGTAGTCAGACTTGTAATCAATTAATTGTAAGACAATCAGGTGTTACTACTGAAGACTTCAATAAGGGGCAAGTTATTAGAGTTTATGGAGCAACAGTAGGCACTCGTGTTGCTATGGGATCAGCAATATCTCCATCTACAACTGTATCTGGCTTTAATCCAAATGGTGGTAATAATCAGGGTAATAGAGAATTAGATTTCTACTACAGGGTAGCTAAGTTTGACTTAAAAACTGGTAGAATAGGTGCAAGAAGTAATATAGTCACACAACAAATTTCTTTGGCTGGCAACACTTTTGAATCAGACTTTTTAAGAGCATTTGACCAAGATCACTTTATCACAGTAGACCTTACAGGAGTAACCGAATCTACAGATGGTGTTTTGATCTACAGGGCCGTTGGAACTAATTCAGTTTTAAAACTAGTCGCCGTGTTAGGTCCTAAAGATTTATCAGACGCTAATAACACGTTCAGAGATTACTATAACTTCGATCATGTGCCTTGGTCTGGTAGAAGTGAATCAGATAATAGCTATCCAAGTGATGTAATTCATTTCCCACATCAAATTCTAAACAGCCCGTCGGCAGCCGCCGGCGGCCATGAAGAAGAGTTAGACGGCTGGGCTGATATGGAAATTGATTCAGTTAGCCCTTCTGGGTTAGGAGATGGATCATTTAAAATGGTATTTACTGAAAGTGCTTTAATTAACAATATCAATGGATTAAAAACTCATCTCGTTAGTATCGCACATAATGATACTAGTAAGATTAATGGGGGGATACAAAGTAAAATTGATCCACTAATTGGATTGAAGAGTTTGTCTCTTAATGCAAAAACATATAATGTTTCATGCATTGATATGCCTACTGACTTTGGTTTAATTGGGATTATTGGTCTTACTAAACTTAAAAAATTGCCCTGGGCGTCTTACACTCTAGCAGGAGCATCTGGCGCACCTAGAACTCCAATTCTAAAAACCCCGGGTGTCAATGATGCGAAAAACGTATCTATAGAAAATGTAGATTTTGATGGAAATGCTATCAATCAGTTTTTGCTTGCTGACACAGATGGAAATAGATTTATTGATTTTGGTACTCAAACATCAGACATTACAGTAAGCAATTGTAAAATACAAAATATGATAGGTGATGGTGTACGCTGTAGTCTACCACTAAGATTCAAAATGCTTTCATCAGAAATTTCAAATGGTGGCGTGACAGATAGATATGAAATAACTCCACTTGTTGTAGATTCTGGAATCAATACAATGGTAACTAATAATGTTATCCAAAACTTTACTGTGGGTATAGACGCAACAGTAACTCAAGAGGGCGTTATAGCAAACAATGTAATTAAGAATGTCGGAGCAGGAATCGATGTTTATGGTTCTACTTTCTTAGTAAGTAGCCCTAATGTTCTTATGGGTCCCGCTAACGAGTTCTTGTCTAGCCCAGATGTTTTAAATAGCGAATTTGACTCTATAAACATTAGAAGAAGTCAACTACAAAACTTAGGAATAGGCGCAGACTTTAGAAGTGATGATCTTGTTTATCAAGAAAGCGGGTCAACTTTCGATTTAACAGCAGACTCTATGGCTCAGCAACCACAAGTCGTATTTAGAACCAAGTTGCTTTCTGTTGATACCGAAAACAACTATTCTGTCTATGGTAATGAGATAGGGCCCGGTGCTGTTGATATTGGAAACAGCACAATGACAGCAACTGCTCCGGGTGGAGTTCCAGATACCGATTCTTATATTAGAACAAATCAACCATACGCAATTACTAAAGTTGGTGATACTGACTGGACTGCTCTTGGTGCCGCCGTGAATAAGGTTGGATGTGTTTTCGTGTGGAACGGTGCGACAATGCCTTCTTACAGCAGTACTGGTGGTAAAATTACTTCCAACGAGTTCCCAGGTTACGAAAACAGCGGCCATCAAGGTCGCATAGTTCTTTCCAGAAGAACTCAGAACCAACAAGGTACTGGAGACTTAGATGCTTCTGATGGTCAATTTGGATTCAACATCAGTAATTCTGATGCCACTTCTACTCTTTATAATTTAGTTGAGACGAACGGTGTTTACTCGTATCCAGTTCTCAAAAATCTGTATACATCAAGACTTTCTTCCGAAGTTAAAGAAGTTATCTCTGTCAGCACTGTGACCGACACTGACTTCACAGTTAATTGTACAGCGGCTAACATTAAACTTGGTGATCAAGTCGAGATTACTGGCGCAGATTCTGCCTCAAGAATCGATAGTGGTTATACAACAGGTAAAAGATATGTAGTTAGTTCTATTGATGCTGGCTCTGCGCCCTCTGTCACCTCATTTACTTTGGTGGATACCGATGGCACAACTCCAGTTACAACTACATCTGGAACACCGACTGGTCTAACATTTAAAGTCATTATCGACACTTCTCATGCAGAAAACACTACACATTATGGTATTGCTTGGTCAGCAAGTCGTAGAGCAAATGTTAAAGCAGGCGACATTACAAGCGGTGGTACCTGGTCATATGGCAGACTAGATGGAAACGGATTAGACGATGATGGTGTGAATGTCTATGGCACAACTCAAATAGATACTATGAATGCTAATAGGTACTATGCAGACTATCAAGTAAGTGTTACTAACCTGAACTATGTAGATAAATACAGAACGCAAGTAAGAATTTATAATAAAGATGGTTGGTCAGCACCAACTGGCTTATATGACGCAACTGGTGTTAGTGGAACACAGTATAATGGGTTTGTTGTAGCAAAAAATCCAACAAATGAAGAGCAAACAAATCACTCTCTGACCATTAGATATTATGGGAACACTTCTACTGTTCTGGATGCAAATTCAGGCGCAACCGCTCCACAAGGAAACCCAGAGCCATTTGGCACAATAAATATAGTAGACGACTTTGTGATGGCACAAGGACTTATTAAATAGGAAAAATAAATGTCAAGTATAACTAATGTAAACCAAAATTCAAGTGTAGTTAATGTAGGTAGAACAACACCAGTTACACCGGGACCCCAGACTGCTTCTAAATCTATACCTGTAGTAATGGCATCTGATCAGACTTCCATTCCTGTTGAAGAGCAGAATAAAGTACAGTCTGAAGTCGCACTATCACTTCTAGGTATACCTAGAGCAGAAATTGCTCTTGGTATTTTTGCTGATGTTAATACTTATGATGTTAACCCATCAGAATGGTCGATGAAGCCAGAATATCATATCGCTGGCGGTGTTGACAGACAAGCAATTGGTATTAAGCATCTTCCTACAGAAGCGGGCGCACTTGTAGAAGCATCACGAAACAAAGTTGCTGTACTCACATCAAAGCGTTTCTTCAGATATCAGCCTGGTCGTGTATCTGCCGCAACATTTGGTGTTAAGAGTACTGTAAGTGGATTTGATTTCTGTCAAAATCCACCTATTCGTAAGTTCGGTATTTATGATAACTATGATGGTTATTACTGGGAAAATAGAAACAATGGTAAAGGAGATAACTTCTCATGTGTTCGTAGAACTCAGTCTCTAAACTACGGTCCCGTAAGCCCATTTGGTATTGCTGGGACTACTCTAAAGAGAGGCGAGGGAAGCACTGGTAATACAGTAGATACTACGCAACTTGACGATTACAGAATTGTTGGTTTAGGAGCCGAAGAAGGGGTCTACGCTAAAAAGGGTGAGTATGTAAGCGATAGAAAAATATTACAAGATGCAAGATACGATATTATTAATTCTATCATGCAAACAGCAGAAACAGCATGGTCTGATCCTGCTGATAGTGATTCTTTCACACTAACACCATCAGGTGCTACAGTAACTGGTTCGGATTTAGGTGCGGCAAAAACCAGTTTTTATAATAGTTTTGCATATATGTTTAATGCTGCCGTGGGTTGGGCAGGTAGTGCGACTGCAATTATTACTGCCGAATCATTAAGAGAAAAGTGCAAGCGTGATTTAGATTACTGGATTGATATGTTCCTATATGATTTAAAATGTGACGGTACTGCACACACTGTATGGAATACTACGAACTTTGCTCTTCCGACAGCAAATGGAACATCAGAAGCCGCATGGAATAGTCCGAGAATTTCTGTAGGTGTTTTCCCACAAGTTTCATTGTTTGAAGCACCAATCCATGCCGCACTTTATGACTTAATCAATGCTAACAGTGCGAGTGGTGCTTTAGGGGCAGAATTATCCACTGCGGGTAAAGCCAAGCTACTAGCTTTAGCGACTATTACTGCAAATGCATTTGGTAATGCGAAAGACCTTGATGGTAATGGCGTTAATAACAACTTTGTAGTTCCAGATATTTCTGCTACTGCTGACTATGGTAACAAAAGTATACTGGACACTATTTTTGAGACTAAAAGAAACTTTTGGTCTTATTATGTTACTGCTAAAAAAGATACCCAATCGGTAGGATCAGGTGTTTCAGCACTAACTGCCGGTAAAAAATATGTCATAACGGATCTGGGAACCGATATGACTTGGACTGATGTTGATGCGAACAGTACTGGTTTGACAAACGCTAATTATTTTATTGGTAAGGTTTTTGAAGCAACCAACACTCAACCATCATCAACAAGTGTTGGTAAAGTAGCAGAAAGCATCACATACACCGCTCCACAATATGGGCCCAGTGGCTTCACAGATGGTGGTACAGACACGACACAAACAGCATTACAACCGTTTAGAGACTTAACACAAGAACAGTTACAGCAACTGTTGCGAGACAAGTGTCAGCGTGATGTTGGTTATATTCTCGATGGATATAAGAATGATGTCATCGGTGGTGGTGATGCAGAAACTGCGTATAATATGCAAATGTTTTTGCGTGGCACCGGACTATCAGTTTATTCGCAAGAAGAGGCTGACGGTACGCTATCTGAACCCACAAGACATCAACACCTAAAATCTGTACTTGAATTAGATTTCCAAGCTATAGATGGAACTTTAGGTGTTTCGCAGGATCTATCAGATAAGAGAACGCAACTATCTGCACTAGCGTCAAGAGTTGTAGCTAATTTTGATGAAGAAGATGGTAAGTCTATTACTGAGGGTGATCGTGGATTCCCAGGCAACTTAGTAGTGATGAGAGATGGCTTACTTCATACTCATGCCGGAATCTATGATCCTTCACTGCTAAAAGATGCCAAAAAGATTAAGTCGGTTATAGAAGATAAGGGTGTTCAGTCTGAAGTTACTGGTGATAAAGTACCAACCAAGATAAAATTAACTGATCAGTATGTCACTTTTGCACAACACGTTAGAATCACTTGGAGTGGTTCTGCAACAAGTATAGACATACAATCTTCATCTGCTAATGTTGGGCAAGTAAAATTGGATAAGGGTGAAATCGTCTTGGTTAAACAGGTGATAGGACCCAAAGGTAACATATTCACTGCAACGAAAGCGGGTAATAATACTGCTGAACATAGAATGCCTATTACGCTTCAGAATTCAAGCAGTCAATATGTGATCAATGGTGTTGCTGATACTGCGGGTACTGCTGTAGGCACTCTTTATGTTGAGACAGTAGTACCGTTCGTATTCCCATTAGACTATGATATACTGAGACATAATACTGCATCATCACCAGGTATTGACACTACACTATTGTCTGAGATAGATATACATCCAGACAGTCTGAATAATCAAGCAAACGACAGGGATGATGAAAGCACACAAAGAAGATTTAGATACATCGATCTTTCAAACGTAGATGGTGGTACTGGAGCAACTCCTAAGGGTGCAATGTTCCCATATATGTACGCATTTGGAGATGACCTCAGAGCAGATGGTGGTCTGGGTGAAGCATATGTAGGATTTGTTAACACTGCTCTTGATCCAAACGGAAATGCAGGAGATAATGTAAACACAATTAGATCACAGATCGACAATGTGAACTTCTTCCCAGAATATGTAAACTGGATTAAGAATAATGTTAAGCCTGAGTTCTGGGGTGTTTATGAGTATCGTGTACCTCGTTCAAGATTTAGTCATGATGCACTTGATGGTGTTTCGAGTGAAGCGTTAGCAAGAAATTCATATAGTAGCGATAGTCTAAGTAGATCAAGAGTTTACAGTGACATTGCGACATCACCTGTTGACGGCACAGTCGCTAGACCTGGTCAAATTTACAGCGAAGCAGTTGGTGAAGACTCACGACAAAGCAGTCTCTACAACTATGACTTCACTAAAGTAACGATGCTTAAAATTGAGTTCTCGTGGTATGGTGCGGTAGGTGCATTGTTCTTAGCATATGTTCCAGTTGGTAACGGTGAAGCAAGATGGGTACGAGTACATCACCTAAGAGCATCGAATCAGTTGAAGATTGCATCTCTTGGTAACGCAACACTACCGATCACTTACACAACTTATGGTGGCGGTGATTCGCAAAGTTTAGGAGATGGAGAAGAAACAGCGAATGATGGAATAGGTTACGATAAAGGATACACAAGCAGTTCTCACCACATTGTAAAATATGGTGCTTCTTACTATATCGATGGTGGTGACCGTGGTACTGTTCGTCTATACAGCCACAATAATGATAATCCAGTAACTTGTCGTGGTAAACAATTTGCTATTACCGGTATTGCCCAAGATAGAACTAACTCTCAAGATATTGGTGGTAGTGCGCCTAATGAGGGAAGCAACACATTCTATATTAACACCGATCCCAATAGCGGAATTGATGAAGCATTCTACATGGGAGCAACAGTAAAAACTGCTTCTGCTCTTGATCAAAATATTAAAGTCGTTTGGGTAGATGCTTCGGGTAACAAGCTATATCTATCTGGTCAATTAGATAGCACATCGTCTATTAAGATTTTGCCAGATAGAGCAGAAACTGTGTACGGAATAGAAACCAAGAAAGTGATTAAAAGCACAAAAGAGGGTAACCTAGTTCGTAACAGAGTTCAGGTATATCCAACTAAGATGTCAACAGCAAACTTAGGTGGAACTGATTCGGGTGGTAATGCGGCGGATGGAACTGTTAGACTAAGATTCAAGAAGACTCCTATATTCCAGACATCAGTTACTCCTGGGGCCAGTGGATTTGCATTAACTGACAACTATACAGTTACGAGTGAGAATGCGCCATTACCAACTTCAAGCAGTGCATATTTACAGAATGGTGAAAGCACTTATGGTTGGTTTAGAGGAAGAATTGGAACTGAAGGTATCACTGTTTTTGGAAGACTATATAAAGAAACAGATCAGTTTTATTTCGAACTTTTAGAAAGTTTTGAAGGAGAACTAACACTGTTTAGTGGTGGTACTTTCTTAGCTGATAAAAAGTTCCAAGCTAATGGTACTACTGTAGCATATAGCAATACGACATCCAAGGCTTCTTATGAAAAAGAAGGTCTAAGTTCTGTATTAATCGCTACTGATGTGGTTGTTCCTATCCCTGATACTGGAATTAATGTTGCAACTACATACTTACAACATGGAACAGAGCAATTTGATTTAGCACCATATTTTGATTATAATAAAGAATATCTCTCATATCCACTGACAGATATTGCAGATAGCCTCTATCTTTCGGTAGACCGTGATGTAGACTCGGGCACAACAAATGATATCAGCTTAGGTGTAACATGGGAAGAGCAATAGTTTATGTCAGCAAAAGTATTTTACGAAGAGATTACTTCTACAATAACAGGGGTTTCGGCGGATGTAGTAACCGCACCTGGCTATAAAGTAGAACTCAATGATAAATTTAGAGTTTCAGATGTTACTGGAACTCTAGTCGATGGCGACTACAAAGCAGATAGAATCGTCTATAATGTTGATTCAACCGATCCAGATAATCCAATCAGTACTCCCATATCTTTTAGACTGGAAGGGGTTGGTAGCACCACCAATCTTAGTACTATAAATGTACAAAAAATAACTACTACTCAAAATTCTCTAGGTAGAGATATAAAAATTGGTTTCGATAAAGTACCTGCTCCAGTCACAAAGGTATTCCAACAGCTAGTAGATATTGACGGCACATTACTATTTGATGATGCCAACAATCCACTTGTAACAGAAGAAAGTGCCGCTTTAAGTAGTCTTACAGTATCCGATAACGCATTGTCGATTCAGGTTAACAATAAAAATAAACCTGGTGGTGGTGGATCAGTAAAGATAGTTGAACAATTTAAAGAAACTTCTGAAGTTAGTTCGTCTCTTTTGGGTGTTCCTCGTGCAGAGGAGCAGTTAAGTCTTTTTTCTGATGTGGCAACCTATGGACTTGATGTTGACAACTGGGATGCATCTGATTTAAGGCAAGGTCATGCTGACAATCCCCCAGAATGGTATAGAAAAGATCACCCTGTTCATGGGAGACGTTCAAATATTTCGTTTAACGAGGGGTCAGATGAACAAGCACTGTACTTGAAGGCTTTTCCTACGCAGTACACTTTTCCATACGGAACAAGATATAAAAAACTAGGCACTGCTACACCTAGATTTAAACTATATATGAATTTTATTGCTCTAGGTAGATATCTTTATGATTTCTGGTATAAGGATGGACATTATCAGTTTGCAGAGAAAAATTTCTTAGCACCAAGATTCGTTCAAATTGTTGATCCATCTGAACAACCATTTGGTACTATCGATGAGCCGGCATATAGTTTTCCGGCAGGCGGGTCTATTAGTACATTAGACTTTAGCAACTTTGGTAGTTTTTTCGATGTAGACTATCTTTCTAATGAACAAGATTCCTATGATGCAATCGAAAGATGGACAGCATTTTATGATAAAATAAGGGGTGGTACTGACCAATATCCACCAATAAACGACCTTAACTTAATAGCAAGACAAGGGACAGACAGAGAGGATCGAATAAGAGATGAAGGCTATAAAGCATTCTTCGAATACACGCTGATTCAAAATATGATTCGTGATGATAGGGCTCTACCTGGAGATTCTAATACTGCGCCTTATCATGGGATACTGTTAAGTAAAAGAACTTTTAGATATCAACCTGGGCGTGTAAGCGGATTTACTTTTGGTGTTAGAATGCAATCTGATGGCGCACCAACATCTTCCACTGTTGCTGAGTGGGGATGCTCTAATGATACTGATGAATATATGTTTCAACTTAAAGGCGAATCATTAAGTATTATAAGAAGAAGTTCAGTAGAACTTCCCGATACTTGGTTTGAAAGAGAAGGTATACCTAGAACTAATCAAACTTTAGTTTCTCTTCCGGGCGTAAGAAACGATATTAATCAAAATGATCCAAATGCCGGAAAACTATACCAAACAAGAATACTAAGAGAGCAGTTTAATGGCGATGCTCTTCAGGGCGGTGGTCTTTCTGGTTACACACTATCTTTCGAAGATGTTACAATGTATAAAATCGAGTTCTCGTGGTACGGAGCCATTGGTGCTAAGTTTTATGCATATGTTCCTGTGGGTAATGGTGATGCTAGATGGGTTCTTATGCATACATTTGTCATTGAGAATGCTCTTGGAGAGCCTGTTCTCGAAAATCCAGATTTCAGAATGAAGTATTTGCTTGCCACTTCTAATACTAAAGAAATTCGATCACCGATATATCTTTACAAGTATGGATCATCGGTGTATGTAGACGGTGGTGATGAAGGCACAATAAGATTGTCTTCAGAAAATGTTGATACTAAAACATTTACTACTAGAACTCCTATACTTGGAATAATGCCAAAAGAAAAAATACTTAATAGTGACGGTATTCCTAGAGTTAATTTTAAGAAGATTTACCCAACTACGCTAACAGTATCTTCTAATAAAGCCACTAGAATTGATTTCGAAGAAATCAAGGGTTCTCCACAGGGAGTTCATTTTAATTATTCAGCATCTTTACATATGAATGGCAGACACCCTAAAAGTAGAAAGTTAACTTTTAAGTATAGTAGTGGTACTCCCCCAAGTAGAATCTCTGTTGTTGGTTTAAATCTCGAAGATAACTCTACAGTCTTTACTAGACAGGGCAATGGCAATAGAATATTAATAGGACCTCAATTTAAGGTAAGTTATGCGAATCAGTCATCAACTATAACAATAGACACTACCGATGGTAACTATCAACACACATTTGATGGTGTTCAAGTTGGAGACGCTATAGCTATAGATGGTGTGAACGACACTTGCTATGCTAAAAGTTTTGTAAATGCAGTAGGAACTTCATCGTTTAGTAGCACAGGAGCGGTACAAGTTATACTAGATAAAGCTATTGAAAATGGCACAGAAACCACATCAACATATATCGATACTGCAACTGTATCTCACCAGATAAACCTAGATGAAGTTGGGTCTCATGTGATAGCAGATGGAGTTTATGGAACATATATTGCAGATCAAACTGGTACGATTAACAAAAGGGGAAGAGATAATTTTAATCAAGATCCCTACGAACGAGTTGAGGCAACCGCAACTAACTCTAAAAAAAGAACTGGTAGTATAATATCTGTCGAAGACCCAGGCTTAGTGTTTGACGCACACTTGAGTAATAACAGAGCAATAGTCGCATCTAAAACTCCAATATTTACGGATAACTTTAAGATACATTTCTTGAATCCAACAAGCATAGACCCCATTGAAGATGGTTCAACTCCACATCCATATGATTATCAACACTGGGCAGAGTTTGGTATAGGAATAACTCCATATGAACCTAAAGAAACTGCTCAGAGATCAGATAGTGATCCAGAATTAAAGTTTGAGTTTACAGGAGACGATGGTCTAGAGTACAAAGAGTTTGATTCTACAGAGTTTCCTTATGTGGAATTTTCTCATTCTGATGTTAAATTTGATCATAGAAATGACTATGAATACGGAGAGTATGATCCACTCTATGGAAATCGATTCGAAATTGACCCTAGACTAGATAGAAACGTAGAGAATAAAATAGATGGATTAGACAGGGGTAACATATGTACTATTGTCGGTAAAGTTACTGTTAATGATTTTCGATATCATTCTGTAGAGCCTGAAAGCGTTTTCTTTGAAGGCGCATCAAGAATTCAAATAAACTTCCCGCCAGCATTTTCTCCACCACAGGGAATAATTCCAAATCAATCTGAATTAGGAAGAAATTTTGGTGGAACTGGAGTGAAGTTTGTTAGCGACTTCATTCAAGATACTGTAAGAGAAGAGATTGGCTCATTTATATATGTAGAGTATGACGCTTCACTACTAACCGAACTTGCTTCTGCATCTGAAGATGATAGAATTTTACAGACTAAAACTCTTACGCTAAAAGATGACTGGAAGGCATTTTCAATAGACGAGTTTGGTAATAGACAAAACGAACATAAATCATTTTCATCTATAAAGGCAGTTTCTTTCAATACGCAACCACTATATCCAGTGTTTGCTTTGGGGGACTATGCTAAGATAAATGGTATTGTGATCGAGGAAATATTAGAGATGGGTGATATCAGAACACATACTCCAGATTTTGCTCTAGAGACTCATACGGGTCATAATATAACTGTAAATAATTCTAATACTGGTACTCATCTAGGGCAGCCACACTCATATAATGTTCCACCGACATCTTCTCCTTCGTCATTTAATTCTAATGATAGATTATCTGCGTCAAGATACGACAAGTCTACTCAGCTTTCAAATTCTTTGAGACCCGGGAATGTTTTATACTCTGCATATGTTGGTCAAAATGAAACTTTAAGTATAGGATTGGATAATATTTTTTCGAGAGATAGAAAAAGCATTACTAGAGGTTCACTAAATAATAGAGCGGTATATATAACTGCGACATCTTTGGATGGACAAGCGGGCAATCTAGAACTATCTGTGACGAATAGGGAACAATAATGACAATTTATAGAGGACTCAATGTAGCTAAGAGTTTGAGCGACATCTCCAATTCTGATGTTGCTTTAGCCAATCTTGGTTTGAGAATAGACAATTTAGATTTGATAAGAAATTTAAGCGCAGTAATAACTCGTGATGAAATTCATACCTTATCTGGTCTTGTCGATGATCAAAGAAATTTGATGGCTTCTATGCAAAATGCTGCCTCTGTTGCGGGGTTGGACTCAGCCAGAATAAAGAGAGCAGATACTGACCAAGTTTTTAATTATGAAATAGATAACAAGCTAGTTTGCGGAACTATAAAATTTAATTATATAGACTTTAGTGATGCTTCTTGGGGCTCAAAGGGTGCGGACATATCTACATCAAGGGTGTCTTCTTGGTCGCCGTTTGGCCCTCCAGAAGCACCAGATCAGTTTATAATTTACAACTCTGATGTTCACGTTAAAGGAAAGTATCTCTCTATTACAGACTTATCATTAACTAAGGCTCCAGATAGAAAAAGATTTAGATCAGAAGTTGCGACACACATAATCAAAATTAACATAAATGGGAAATTAGTTTCATTCCCGGTTATGCGTGGAATACCCTTTGAAATGGTTATGAGTAAACCAGACCCAAGAATAACTTTTTATTTCAAAACTCCGCTGTTGGAAGGTGCTGATGGAAGAAACATACCTCTTACTGTTGTCAGAGAAGATTTGGAAACTGGTGAAGAAATAGGTGAACCATATGAAAGAACACCACAAAGTTCATACAATATTTATAGCCCAGGCACTGCTAGTGTTGTGGCAGAAGAGATTAAAACTAAATTTTTCTATAACCCTGCTAATATTACATCTATGTATTCGTATCGCAACGGTATAGATGCATTCCCTAAGACTAGCTTTGATAACCTGAGATATCTTACTTTATATAGCGATAATTTAGAATTTATGCCCGACCTTAAGACATATGCTCGCAGGGTAGAACGAGTAAATATGCAATTTCAGAATTTTTTCAATTCTGCAAATCATGCTAATGAAAATAACTTAAACGGAGATGGTAGTTTTTTTGATGGATCAATTCAAGCCAATATGGACAGACTTCCATCAAGCGTAAAATACTTTGATTTCAGAAACTCCTTTGAGGGGGATGCAACAGATTTAGACTTAACGCATCTTCCAGTATTGGAAACACCATTACTAGGTGCATATAACACCAATTCAAGATACCCACAGCTAAGACTTGGTGATGATGGCGCTACATTCGCTTCGGCAACTCTCAGGATTAATTTCAATCCACAGACTGCGCTTAATGCAGGTACTGGGGTGTTTACTTTTACTGAACATGGATTGAAATCAGGAGATTATGTTCGTTATGATGTTAGAGTTGGTGATGATGATGGAGATGCAACTACAATTGAAGGGACACTAGGTACTGCAATTGGAGGCCTTGTAGATGAAACGATATATAAAGTTGCTAGTGTGACTGAAAACACTTTTACACTACAAACTATTCAGAATCAGGTTATAAGTAGCTATAGTAGCACCGGAACGGGGACCTTTCATAGTTTTGTTGTCTGGGATATCTCAGCAAATGATGGTGCTGGCGACATCAAGTATAATACGCAAGTGGGCCTTGTATCCTGGCCTCAAAGTAATAATTATACACTTAGATATATACCAACGTCTGTAGCTGATAGTAAGAGAATGACTTCATTTAGTGTTAGAACTTGTCCTTCGTTAGTAGGTACTAGTGAGTATAGATTTTATGATGATTCGACCACAGATACAATAGCTAAGAGCAATGAAGATCGTGAACACTACTTAGCGACAGATAAATTAAAAACATATGTAAGTTCTAACACGCAACTGACATTCTTGGATTATAGTAAATGGGATAACACGCTAACAAGCCTTACTCTTTATGATACTGACCCTTTGGATACATTTCCTTTGGTAAGCAGAACTCTAGACAGCAGTAAATTGACCCCGTTACCTAATTTATTAAAACTTGAAATTAAGTCTTGCGGTACTACTAGTAGAAGAATATTTGGTAATGTAAGTGCTGTATTTAGAAACAAACCCGATATGTCCACTGTGATTTTTGGGCAAAACAAGGGTTTGCAGTTTTCATTAAACGACAATACTTTTAGTGGGTCGCCCAGAATTAGTAAACTTGAGTTATATGAAAGTACTTATAGTAATCTAGATGATTATTTAGCCCTTTCACCATATGGGATTGAGCATGATTTGTTTGGACTGGAGGGCGCATCTGGATCTGATAAAACTGGACAAATATTACAAACTGTTAAAAACAGAATAAATACATTCTATTTCAGCAGTCACAGGTATACTGCCACTAAATTTATTCATGCCGATAGGAGTTTAGGTGTTGAAGATATGAACGGCACTAGCTGGCGACCAGTATACATAACTTACAGTCAGATTTTTGGAACTTTTCCAAATATTGGTGGCATTGCCAGTGGTAGGCAGGCAACTATATCGAATATGAGAACAATGACCGTACCAATGTTTGCTATGAAACCCGGTGAGGCGTACAAATTCTCTGCTATGGATTTTTCAACCACCCAAAGGAATAGTATTTTTGCTGAAAGTGGTGGTGGTTCTTTCGAGTATGATTTATGTAAAGAAGAAATGATAGACATGGGGTGGAAGCAAGGATCTTTTGTTGGAGTAGGAAATAAAGATAATGATATAGTGCCTTGGGGGTCAAACACCCTACATGGGTCACATCCATCATCAAACGACTGGTTTATATATCAGCCGTTGACTGCAAATAGTCTTATTGCTGGCATAACATATGTTATTTTAGACCCTGACGGCACAAGTGAAGCCCAGTGGCAAGCACTTGGTGTTTCTGGTACTCCTGCTAAAGGAACAAAATTTACAGCGACTACATCAGCAAACAGAATTAACATGGCTGACATACAAAGCGGTGTGGAATATAAAATCATACAGACTGGTAATAGTACATCCGCATGGAGTACAGTTAAGTCTGGAGGGTCAACTGCTGTAGACACAGTATTTACTGCAAATAGCAATGGAGTAGAAGCGGAAAGAACTCATGGTGGATATGTACAAAAAGTAAGCACTACTAACTATGGAACAGGCACAGTTGCTAGATATAGTATGAAAAGTGTTGCGACTCCGGGCACTTCTTGGGAGTTACAGACTGGTACAGGTGGCGAGATAGTTGGTTTAAGTGGACTCCAGTATCTCTTTATGTATAATAATAATTTTTATGGCGACTTTCCAAAACTTAGACAAGGTGGCTCTGGTAAAACACTGCAATACCTGTTTGTGTACGGAAACAGATTTACTGGGCCTCTTCCAGACCTTAGTGGCATTACAGGCATAACAAATATCTATGCATATGATAATAAATTTGACAGTCACACTCCTGGCACCCTTTCAGATGCAACACTAATATCATATGCTTCTTTTAGAAACAACGCACTGCGGGCAGAAGATACGCTATCAATCATAAATGATTTGTGGGAAAATCGCTCGAAAAGCAAATCCACAGGAGTATACTTCCAATTTACGGGGCAGGATGCGGGAATCGATTCTCAAGGACAGCCCATAAAAAGAATGTGTCTTCAGGCTTTAAAAGATGACCCCGGAGCAGAAGCAGATTTGTCTCCATACAATAAATGGAGAAGTCTAACAACAGATCATGGTTGGACTATCTCACTTGATGAAGACTATTTGTAGTAGAAGCCTAACAGAGGATAATTTATGGCTCAAGGATTTGTAACAAACTCAAACTTAGGAGAAAGTAATAGCTTTCTAGCTGATAAAAATATAATCGACAACCTGGGTGGTGTTGGTATATCTGACGACATTCGTCTGTTTGTTGGAAATCTTGGACACAGGTCTAGACTCGTGAATAATCCAAATGAGTTAGGCCAGTCTATTCCCTGGGGTGCTTTTGAAGTTGGTAAACGCTACAAGATTAACAATGTTGGTAATAGTAGAGACTGGCCTCAAGTTGGATGGGAGGCAAACACCGATGGAACTGGACCCTTACCACAAGTTAATGATGTATTTATCGCCACTAACAGTGGAGCAGATTATATAGTTGGAGCATTCGGGTCTGCATTTGAACTTATAAATGTTACCGAATTTACAGCCTTTTTTGAAACTTCTGGCGATCCGTCTGAAGGTTGGACAATTAAAGTCATCAAGCGTAGGGGTCGTGTTGCTTTTACTCAAGGTACACCTGTTTCTGTCAATAATGGAGATTCTTACGATTATCAAGTAGTTAATAGTAATGGCGTAGATACCTTTCAGTTAGCAGACAAGTCTGATGTTAATGCTATATGGGATTTGGATACTGGAAGCGGTGCGGGAGTGGTAACTAATTTAATTATTACTAGAAATGATAGTATTACTATACAAAATATAAACAATGCTCATATTACCCCTCTTGGATTAGATGTCTCTTTAAATACAAGGGATAATGAAGATACATTGTCAACATTATCTCCAGACCCATTTGGAGATGAAGTGTATGATGTACAAACTCAAGAAACCTATTTAGAGGGCGGTATACCAGACATACAATCTCAAATAGACCAGATAAACATAAAAAAGAAAAAGGTTATTTTGACATATGTCAATAATAGATTTAATATGCAGTATGGTATTAGGTTTGATGGTGCTGTTAGAGTTACAAATAGACCACAGTCATCTACAAACAGAACATTAAAAATTGGTGTGCCCACCCTTTTTGGCGATCTCGTTATTGGACAAAAGTACGAGGTAACACAAATCGGTAATGCCATATGGTCAAATGTTGGTACAAATAGCCTTGCTCTTGGTGTTGAAAGCATATCTTTGACGCAATCTAATTTAGAGCAAGATAGGGTATATAAGATTACAGACTTTGGTACTTCAGTTCTAGGCACCAACGGAGTGTTTACCTTTACTGATGGTTCAGTTAATGATAGTATTGGTAATGAATACATACAGCTAACTAATGGATCAGATCATGGATTACAGACTAACGATCTTGTAGTATATCAAAAAACTTCTGGTGCAGAAATAGCCCCTCTAACAAGTGGTACTACTTACTATGTTAGAAGACTTACAGCAGAAAGAATACAGCTAATGACTTTATCTACTGATGACGGTGGTGCGGCATTAAACTTAACGAAACAAGCACCTTATACTGGCGAATTCACACTAACGGTGGATAATCAGGCGGTATGGAATGAACTTTCTGGTACTACTTCTGCACCAGTAACATATGAAGTTGGTGATTTGGTTACTGCATCAAACTTATCTAGTGCTAACGAAATAAGTGGTGCTACAGTTGCGCCTGCAATATTTATTGCTACTTCTACAGGTGGAAATTTAAACTCTAGCAGTAGAGCAAAATCTATAGAACCTAAGGGTCTGTACATATCTAACCCCGGAACGGGCGAAGCAAAAAGAGCCTTTAGTGGTAAAGATAATCCCTGGGTAAAAGATCAGTCTCTAGACTTAGATATATCGAATACAACCAATTATGGCAATTTACATACTAATTTCTTATACAATGGGGCTCTTCTACCTAATATATCAGGTACAGCACCAAACTTAACACTGACTGCGCCATTTCTAAAAACTACATCTCCTACAGCGCAGGCAGGTAATCTTTTAATTGACAGAAGAGACTTAATTTCTTGGGGAGTATTTGTTCCGACAGAAAGTTATATCATAGAAGACTTAGGGGTAAATAGAGATTGGAGTGAAGTCTATGGTCTTACTGCATATGAGAATATTCGTTTAGGGAAAAAATATGAAATCACTTCTGTAGGTGATGGTGACTGGAACTATGTTGCGGGTACAGTCGGAGAAGACTATATTCTGGGTGACATATTTATTGCGGTACAGAATGGTAGAACATCTGGGTCAACAGGTAAAGTAGCAAAAATGATAGCTAGAGTTGGTGACTCTTTTGTTGCTACAGCAACCGGCGCAGGCTCTACTGCTTCTGGTAATCCTACACCAAGTGGTGGTACTGCAAAAGGAGAGCCAAAATTAATATTTGCTAATGATAATCAAGAAGATATTGACGATGATGGATTATATCCAAAACACGGTGATGGTGAAACTTTTGCAAGACAAGTAACTGAGTTCACGCATAAGATTCCAATTAATGTAAACGGAGAAGTGTATTCCTTATTAGCATATGCTGATGCCGCTGACATAGCCGCAGGGAACTATAAAGTTATTACTACGGAAGAAACAGGACCTTAACTTACTGGTGGGGTATACTTTACTTTCATATATCTAACTTTATCGTCATTATCAGCAGTATATACTCCAATATTAACATCTGGAGTAACAAGAGATAAAGTAACTACTCTAAGTTCTCTTGCCATAACTCCGTAATTTTCTACAGAAGATACAGCCGGACTTGCAAGCCCTAAATCAGTGCCTTCCCACGGTGGAGCAGTGTTTAGTGGTATAACACAGTATTCTTTATTTTGTCTATCCCAACCATTAGAATCAGGACCTGCGTCATAAGGAACGAATACTATTGTTGCTCCTGCTGACATCGGGGCAGTTAAGTCAACATCGATGGTTAAGCCTCCGTTAGAATCAACTCCACCTCTACCTAAAGTGATGACTTTTGTAGAATGATCAACAGTCATAACTCTAGTCATTGTGGGAAAGCCTGTTGCTGTGTCATCTGGATTTCCGTACGGTATTGCTCCGTCAAAGTAAGCATACTGACCAACAGATATACCAGTTGTGTCTTTTAGTGTTAATGAGTTTTGCCCTGAGTTAGCGTTTATAGCAAGTTCTTGACCAAACACATCAGTACATTCTTGAACAGTTGATCTATCAATCAACCCCTTAGATGTATATGCAACCATAATACCATTGTTTGTAGATATAGTTGCTCCTGAATCAGATGGATGCGCTTCCACTGTTAATGCTGACGATAAAGCAGATATGCTGTTGTTGTGGCCTACGCTAGTAACTCTAAACCCATATCTATGCGTATCGTGTGTTGTTGCTGTACTTGGTGAGTAAGTTCCATCTCCGTTATCTGTATCTATAAATGGACCGTCATCAATTTTATAGACTATAGTATCTCTTTCGACTTCGAATGGGTATACTGCGAATTCATTGTTTCCATCTATTCTTTCTATCGTTATGTCACCAGAGTCGTCATATGATTTATATATTCCAATAAGACCGTTGTTTTTTACCAAAAACGCCTTGTGTGGAGTTAGTGATGGTATTGCTGTCTGAGTCACATACAACTTATCGATATAGACCCTAGAACCACTTACTTTTTGTACTATTTGGTTTGCAAAGTACTTTTGACCATTTCCAGTATGTGCATCACGAGAAGAAACTATAAAGTCCCCGACCTCAGCGTTATCAAAGGTGCCCGAACTTGCTTCTACGGTTCCGCCGGTATCAACAGTGATCGTAAAACTTGAAATAGTGTTATAATTGGGAGATGCTGTGTCTGGGAAAATGCTAGTATTTTCAGCAATGTTTTTATCAGCACCGTCTTTCTGATACAAGTTTAAAAACTTTGTATCTACTCTAAGTTCTGTTTCCCCTTTTTGTTTGAGTATATTTGCTCTATTATCTCTAAAGTATGGATAGCTATATCTTTGCGATACAAAGGTTTCGTCAAGTTGAACCTTGTAAAAATTCAAAGACCCAAAGTCATATGAAGTATCATATTTTCTTCCCCAAAACTTAGCTCCATCAGGTGTTCCTTCCGGCCACCACACAGTGTATCGTACTTTTCGTCTGAAGTCTCCTCTAGGAGCAGTAAAGTCTAACTTATCGTAGCAAATATAGAATTCTCCACCTATAGTATATGAGAATTCTATATTGGTTGTTCCGCTACTTTCAGTAGTTCCAAAATCAGCATCAAGAATAACACGATAGTCTGCATTAGAAGTTTCTGTTGAGGAAACCTCACCTGCTGCCGCACCATTTATTGTACATTGCATATATTTTGCAACTTTTCTCCAATCTTCAATATTGGTGAATGTTATTTCGGTAAATCCGTTGCTGTTTGTTAGCCATGTGACATTATATGTGGGGACAACAGTTGAACTATTTGTTCCTCTTATGAATCTCCAATTCGTATCGTCTCCCGGAGTATCGACAATATCTTCTTCGATTATCATCAATCCATTAGTTTCTATTTCTGGTTGAAATTGATCTACTTGATATCCAGTGTGCTGAATAGCACCAACATTGTTATTAAATGCCTCGTTTATACTACCAGTGTATTCAAATTGACCGCTTGTCCAAGCATTTTCACTAGTCTCAATACTGGGGAGTAAATTATTCACGACTCTCGTAAATAATTTATTTGATGGTAAATCGTTTGGTTGTATATTTTGTAGTGCAGTTGCATAGTTTGCAGATGGAGTCGAAACATCTCTAACAACAGCGGTCGTGTTCGCACCTATAACTGTAGCAACAGTCTGATCACAGATAAATACATCTCCGTTAGAATATGAACCTGCGTCAACAACAGCAATTGAATCCCATTGGCTATCTATGATATCACCTTTATCTAAAATCTTATATCGATTACCAATCACTAAATCATTTCTAGCGTTTGTGGTTGGAGTTAAATTGATAGTAAAGTTATCGATATCTCCAGTAATATAGGTCAATCTAGATGAGTGTATATAATCTGATGTTGGTCCTGACCCGCCAGCAATAAATGGTGGGCTACCAAAGACCACTTTGAATCTATTTAAGTGATCTTGTAGAGTAACTTGGGGTTGTATATTCTGGAATCCACTTTTAGGATCGCCTGGAACTACACTAGCATCATATTTAGAAACTGATCCCTCTAAATCTGTAAGTATTTTAGGCAAGGCATCATTTGGATCAATAATATCGATTAGAGCAGTCGAAGCAAGTTCTCTTATGGGAGCGATATCATCGCTAGAAAAGCTATACGCCTGACCAAAGACATTAGAACCACTCGCCAAATTGTTTAAGATGTTATCTACAGCAATTTTAGAGTTTGTCAGATCGGAAAGGTCTTTATCTGCCCTTAAACCAAATTTTAGATATTTTCTAGTAGCCATGCAATTTTCTCTAATTCATGTGTTATCATACTATTTATGATGGATATAAAGCTATACCAATTTGATCATTGACATCAAGTGAGTTGCTGTTTGATCCACTAAAATTGTTAGTGGATACAGCATTATAATATGCAATAAGAATTGAACCTCCTGCAGGGAAGCTGTAGGCGTTTGCTGATCTCATATATTTATGAGTTCCTGGGTATATGCCAGTATTTGCATCAGCCCATGAACTAGATGTTTGTTCAGCATACAAGTAGTTATTACCCTGAACCTGCGCCAGATTAGAATTACCTAGAGCCATTGCACTGCTCTGTGGATTTACAATGCCATAGTCCGGACCTGTACCAAGACTACCTGCGGGGGCACTTCTGATATTCCAACCCCTCTGCTGGGTTGTTGTTCCAAGAGATCGAGTTGATCCACTTTCGAAATAGTCAGTTGTTACTCTGTTATTAGCAGATCCTGTATCAGCAAATGAACTTGCTAACGCTGTAGGAGACATTACAAATTTATGAAATGCTACGGCGGTCTGGCTATTCTGCCATCTCATTGTCTCCCAATTAGTGGAAATCGGATCAATTTGATCAACAACCGTTCCAAGAGCGTTTACAATTTGAATATATGCTATAGCATTATCAGATGCAAAATAGTCGTTATTACTACCAGGTACATTTTTACCATAAACATATATGTGATATTTGCCATCACTATTAGGCGAAACTGATAAAGTTCCATAACTTTTTTGCGTGACAGAATAGTTACCATTTGAACCGTTACTACCGGGGGCCGCAGATGAGCCTCCATCGGTCGCATTCATACCTGCATTAAGTGGTGAGAAAGCAGTCGTTAAATCTGGATTATCGGAAACAATTAAATTCGTAGAGAATTCAGTCACAGGAGCGATCTTTAGTCCTGCACCACTGCTTCCAGTAGCAGTACCCGTAATATTAACGATGTCTGTTTGGTTACTGTTCGTATCTTCAGCACCAGATTTCGTAGTGTGGAAAGAAACTATACCCGCATAATCTTCATCATCACCTTCCATCTCATACCAATTTCTAATATAAAATTCTCGTTCAGAGCCCATACCTATGCTGTGATTATTAGCAAAATCACCAAGAGGCATACCCTGATTCGTATACTGTGGAGCAACACCGACTTTATCACCAGTTCTTAATATAATTTCATCGTTTTTGCTCATGACATGAACTAGACCAGTTGCCCTATAATCGTTTTGGTTATAATAGTAGTATGTGCGAGGGCTATTTGGAGCAAAGCCAATGACTCCCGAAGCGGGATAAGTTGACCCAGTTGCTATATATTCAGATGGAGAGCCACCTGCTTCGGTTTTTATCTTAAAAGGACTCCCGCTAGTAGGGACATTAAGTGTCATTGTGTCACCCACATACAAGTTAATGACTGGATGACTAGTTGACCCACTTAGATTACGACTCAAAGCATCAGTATCTGAACTGGACTGGAATACTAAATGAGGGCCGGCTTGACTTCCAGACGCAGTGCAATTAAACACATAATGATCATTAATTGGAGTTTGCTCTATTTTTACGGTATTGTTTGTGGTGTTTACAGTATTGCTATGACCATTAGGGGAAGTACCTGCCCCCACCCAAACAGTATGATAGATATCATCTGGGTCCCTAGTTGAAAAGTTTTCAAAATCACTACTCGTCACAGATGCCGCAACTGTCGGCATCGCCAAAATATCTAGTTGATATGTTGTACCGGCACTTACGGAAGAACCACTCTTTAACTTTATTCTTCTACTGGAAGAACTAGTGTTGTCGTAATCCTCAAACGCTCCTGAGGTGTTGTTAGTTGTATTTGCGAATCTATAAAAAACATTTCCACTATAGTCTAATGGTCTATATGCCGCAAGTGTCGGAGTGTTCGGAACATTATACCCGACAAGACCAGAATAGTCAGAGTTAGCGCCAGCCGCATTAGCGAATTCAATATCATCTACTGATGCGGTAATGCTTCCATTAGCGGTATATCTCGACACAGCAGTATAAATGAATGCTGGCTCGGAAGGGAGACTAGTTGATTCGCTTAAAAACTTTATCGTACCCAAGTTATTCCAATTCTGAGTAACACCTACTTCGCTTGCTCGCATTATGCGTTTATCTACAATATTTACATTTGTAGCCGTCAAGTTGGTAAGATCATACTTTACTCTCGTGTTTGTGCCAGCATTAAGGGTTACTACCATATTTTTTATATTCCCTCCACTCTCACCAGTACCACCTGATGTTGATGTCTTGTAGATCGTGCCTTTATCGTGGGCGGTGTTTGCATATTGATATGGTTGCGCCGCAGGGTGAAGATCAGTTATTATTTGAGACTGATAACCTCGCATAGTGACATATGAAGAATTATTAATTAAATTTCTATTGGAAATAATCGCCGTATAAGTTTTGTAGGATGCATTTCCGCCCTGATCAACGGCTTTGACCGTGAAATCAACACTGTTTCCATCAAGATCGAATGACATCGGAGTGTTTCCAGTTCTAATCTTAAATTGGTTACTCTCAAGACTTCCAGGAGTGTATATTGCTACTCTACCGCCAGCGTCTGAAGGAGAACCATTTTGGTCTTGAAGAGTGAAGGTTACAGCACCTGCAAAATCTTGGTCGGTTGTTGTTACAGTGCTACCGAATTCCTGACCAGTTCGAACATATTCCCCCGATGTAAAACTAACATTGTTCGGGAATATTACGCCCAGATCATCAAGATTGACGACATTAAGTGCCAAACTTTGTGTTGTTGGAAGAAAGCCTGTATGGCTCGCAGAAACTAAAAGAGAGTATGATGATTTATTTTCGAAATCAGGACTGTCGTTAATTGTCAATGCTCCACTGTTTGTATTCAGTTGGAACAAAGTATTATCACTTCCACTCAATCCATAAGTGATACCTAAGCTACCACCACTATTAGGTTTTTCAGCGACAGCAGTGTACACTAAGCTATCGTCATCAATGTTTTCATTGAACGAGGCTGTAGTGCCTGATGTGAAAGACAGTGGTAATCTCGGAAGACCCTGTAAGTCTGTGGGTATTTCGCCCTGCTGAATAACATCTTCAACTGCTAGGGTATAGCGAACCTGCCCCTTTAGGATATGACCCATTAGGACACCGTAATGTTAATATCACTCTGTGTGCCGCCACTTCCTACAACAACCTGAAATCTTATGTTACACTTACCAATATCTACTGTCAATATTGTTGCATCATTAAAAGATACTGGGGAATCACTAGAGTCTGTTAAGTCTATCCAGTTTGTGTTCGTGCCGTCAAAATTAGCTTGTATTTTTATTGATGTTACATTGCTAAAGTTTGCTCCAGAAAATGCGAATGTGCTTTTACCACCTCTGTAGAAAACACCATCATCTGTTGGAAAGTTATGTGTTGCCTGACTAGTGCCGCTATCGATTGTATGTAAAATTGGAATTGCCATTTTTAATCCTTTGTCCTTTCAAGTAGAAATTAAGTGAAGTCTGTTATCACTTATTTATAAATATTTATACTCATTGTATCTGATGAAAAGCACGATTTTATTGCTTATAAATAGTATATTATATCAACATAATTTAGGAATCGAACATGGCAGAGCCAACAACTAAAGCCGAATTTAAAGAATATTGTCTCAGAAAACTGGGTAAACCAGTAATCGATATCAATGTTTCTGATGATCAAGTGACAGATAGAGTTGATGAGGCGTTAGCATATTATCATGATTATCACTTCGATGGTGTAGAAAAAGTATATTTTAAAGCCAGAGTACTGAACTCTTATATCGAATTTAGCACACTTTCAGAGGGTGACTTCAAAGTAGGCGATGTCATCAAAGAAGTATCTGCATCAGATGGTGGTGCTGAAGAAGCCACAGCAAAAGCAACTGTAGTTGCAGTCGATGTAGATAACAACAGAGTTTTCTTTAAAAGACCATCACTAAGTGAGTTTACTATAGGTAAGTTTGCTACAAGTGATACTTTCGCAAGTGTTCATGGGGCTAATGATGCACGACAAATAGCAGATTTATATAGAGGGTTGTACGAAACTCGATACATTGATCTAAGTGTTAAGACGAAGATGACTGGTGCAATAACGATAACTGATACAAGTGCTTCGTTTGCTACAACTGGAAATGTTCCAGAAGTAGGTCAGTTGATTAGAGTATCTGGTGTGCTATCTGGTGGAGCAACACTAGCAACTGGTGACTATAGAGTATCTACGTCTTCAGTTGGTGGTGGAACTTTTCAGTTAAAGAATACAGATGGTTCTGGCGAAACAACTGTTGCTGGCTCAACAACTGGTCTTACTTTCGAGACTATTGAAGACCCATACATTGGTGTTTCTAATCTATTCCCAATGGAATCAGAAGTATCTACTGGTACTGGTATGTTTAACGCAAAGTATCAGTTTATTCTTCATAACTTACACGACATAGTTAATTATAACATAACTCATTACTATATGTCAATGGCTCATCTATCTCTTTTAGATGAGATGTTGGTTGGTAAACAGCAACTAAGATTCAATAGACACACAAACAAGATTCAGATTGATACAGATTGGGATCAACTTTCACTGGGTAACTATATTGTTGTTGAAGCATATAAAACTGTAGATACGTCAAATGGTTCTGATGTTTGGAAAGATCGTTTCTTACAAAACTATGCAACAGCAAAAATCAAATATCAGTGGGGTTCAAATCTCACTAAGTTCAATGGCATGACATTGCCCGGTGGCGTTCAGTTCAATGGAGAACAAATTTTAAGCGATGCACGAGAAGAGATTCAAAGA